CAACCGGAAACAAAACCGGTTGAAATCGTGCGTGTTGCACAATCCGCCCCTATTTACCATCCACCGCTGCCAGAGCCTATTAAAGCATCGCCAGTGGAGTGGCGTATATTGTCCCCTGATGTGATGCAAGCGTATCTCGACGCAGTGGAAGCAGGGGAAGAGCCTAGAGTTGCTTATTACGGACTAACAAGCCAAGGCTACGAAAACCTGTCTATGAACATGGGTGAAATTAAACGATATTTGGAGCAAATCCTTCATATTGTAGGATATTATAGGGAGATAGACGAAGAAGAGGAAAAAGAATAGTGCCCTATAGTAAGTATAATTTTAGACCAGGAATAAACCGAGAAGGAACCGATTATAGCAACGAAGGCGGTTGGTATGACGTTAATTTGGTGCGTTTTCGTCAGGGGAGGCCAGAAAAAATAGGGGGCTGGGAAAAAGACAATGTTAACACTTATCTAGGCACAGCTCGTGCCCTGCACAGTTGGGTGGATTTGGAGTCTACTCGATTCCTTGGACTGGGAACCACTTGGAAATACTATGTGAACGAAGGTAATAGTTATTACGATGTAACTCCTCTAAGAACCACAACATCTGCCGGAGATGTCACGTTTTCTGCGACCAATGGAGACGCTACGATTACCGTTACAGACTCTAGTCACGGTGCGGTTAAAAATGATTTTGTTACTTTTAGTGGTGCCGCTACTTTAGGGGGACTTATTACTGCCAATGTTCTAAACCAAGAGTATCAAATTGCAACTATTGTTAATGCTAACAGCTATACCATTGAAGCCAAAGACACCGACGGGGACACCGTAACAGCTAACAGCAGCGATAGTGGCAACGGTGGATCAAGTGTGGTTGGGGCCTATCAGATTAATGTCGGGCTGGATGACTATGTTTCTAGCACAGGTTGGGGCGCAAGTCCGTGGAGCGATGGCACTTGGGGAACTGTAACTGCTCTGTCTGATACTAACCAGTTAAGACTGTGGACGCACGATAACTTTGGCGAAGACTTATTAATAGGACCTAGATACGGAGGTATTTATTATTGGGACTCTTCTTCTGGAACAGGCACTAGGGCTGTTGCTTTGTCGGCTCTTTCAGGAGCTAATTTAACTCCAACAAAAGCTTTGCAGGTTATGGTCTCAGAGAAAGACAGACACGTTATTTGTCTGGGAGCAGATCCTTTAAACGCAGGAGGAACAGCTAGAACAGGGGCGATAGATCCTTTGTTTGTTTGCTGGAGTGACCAAGAGAACGCGGCTGAATGGGAGCCAAAATCAGATAATACATCGGGTTCTTTAACGCTTTCTTCTGGTTCAGAGATTGTTGGTGGGTTGTCTGCAAGAGAGGAAACATTGATTTGGACGGACAGCTCTCTTTATAGTATGCAATTTGTCGGTCCTCCTTATACCTTTGGCGTTAACTTGGTTAACCAAGGGGTTGGTTTGGTTGGACCCAAAGCAGCTGTTAACACACCGGTAGGTGTATATTGGATGGATCAAAAAGGGTTTTATTCTTATGACGGAAGTGTAGCAGCGGTGCCGTGCTCCGTGCATTACTATGTCTTTAGCGATTTTAATGTGGACCAAGCGTACAAGGTGTTTGGTTTTCTTAACAAACAGTTTAGTGAAGTGGGTTGGTTTTATCCTTCTGGTAGTTCTACAGAAATCGATCGGTATGTTACTTATAACTATCAGGAAGGTGTTTGGACCTACGGCCAGTTAACCCGATACGCTTGGCTAGATCAGGACATTACCTCTTATCCAAGAGCGACTTATAATAACTATTTGTACAAGCACGAGACAGGAAATGACGATGACGGGTCGCCCATGGACAATGTGTATATTGAATCAAGTGATTTTGATATAGACGACGGTGAGTTTATATCTTTCGTAAGAAATGTCATACCGGATGTTAAGTTTACTGGAAACGGTGGAAGTGACCAGACGATTAATTTCGTAATGAAATCAAGAAACTATCCAGGGGAGAGTTTATCTACGGACACTACTCAAACTGTAACCAGTAGTACAACCAAATTAAACACAAGAATAAGAGCGAGACAAGCTGTTCTTAGGATAGAGTCCGATGATGACGGTTCTTCTGGAACAAGAACAGGTGTCGGCTGGCGATTGGGAGATACGCGACTAGATATTAGACCTGATGGCAGAAGATAGTGGCTAAATTACTAGAAACTAGACTGCCTACAGCCATTGGTTCTGTTGAGCCTGAACTCTATAACAGAATGGTACGGGTGTTAGAAATAAATCTTGGAAGATTTGACCCAACAGCAACACCACAATACAATGATACCACCTTAAATAAGAACCAGTATGCTGCTGGTGATGTCATTTGGAACACGAGTAAAAACGTTTTACAGGTCTATACCGGCAGTAAATGGCAAGATTTATCAACTAGAACCGAGGTAGGCTTAGAGGCCACCGGTGCTGTTGGAACTTTAACTGTGTCGACAAACGGCGCAACAATTATTTCTTTATAATGCCCATAGAAAAAGTTAATGGAGGATACAAATGGGGTAAATCTGGAAAGGTTTATCCAACCAAAGCTCAAGCTGCAAAACAAGCGAGAGCTGCGTATGCTTCTGGGTACAAAGGGTATCAGTCAGGTGGTTCGGTTTGGGTAACAGAGGATGAAGAGGTTTCACCAGCTGTTCAAGCAATTCGTGACGCAGATAAGCAGTTTAAAAGAGACTTTGCCAAACGTATGTTGATGACGGGTATTATGTCTAATCCTAAAGCTAGACAAAACTTTATGTTGGCTAAAATGTTCAGGGACCAAGGACCTATGGGACTTGGCAAAGCTCTAGGACAACGAGCAGGCATAGAAGCGTTGTTTAGAAAAGTTGGTCCGTGGGGAATGTTATTGCAAAACAAAGGAGGACCTTTAGGTTTAGGTATTATGAGCTCAAAAAGACCGATGAGCTCAAGAATTATGCAAGGACTTCTTGATCCCAGAGTATCTGGCAGACTAAAGCTTGCCCAAGCTTTTCCAGGAATATTTGCTCTTGGTTGGGGGCTGAATAAAATACAACAGAGAATACCTGGACAAAAAGGTATATTGGGCCAAGGACTAGGACCACAACTAAGAAACCTGTTTTCTCGAATACTGCCAATAAAATCTTATGAAGAAAAATACGGCATGGAAGACTCTCCTATACAAGAAATAGAGGTCACGGCTCGAAAAAGAGGGACCCCAGAAGAAAGAGCTAGAGAAAAAGCTGAGGCGTTTAATAGAAGCATAGCTATGAATGAAGCAATGCTTCGTGGCAGAATAGAAGAAACAGGTGGCCTTCCTTTTGAAAAACTAACCGGTCTAAGCCCTGGAGCCGCACAGTCCTTGAACCAAGGACTAAGGGCAGGCAATATTGGAAGAATGTTGGCTAAAAGAGCCGCAGCAAGAGCTTTAACAGGGAGGGAGGCAAAAGTAAACCGCTCTGGTCTTGATCCTGTGACAGGTAAACCAACTAGGTGGTTCAGCAGCGGTCAAGGCGGAAGAAAATAAACATTAATAAAAAAACATGTTAGAATAAAATGCAAATAGCTATACACAACAACGGAGACATAAATGGCCTTTGAGCTAGACCCATTTGATTTTGGCAATAACCTCTATGACGACTATGAGGTCCCTGATTTATCAACGCCAACATTTGAAGATATGTTTGGTGGAGATGATAGTGGAATAGGCTCTATCTTCGACGACTCTATCTTTGACTATGAAGTTCCTGATTTATCACTAGACGCCGCAATAGAAGAGCTTCTTAGTGGAGACGAGCCTTTTGATTTAAGTGATCCCGCAGACTACAGTTGGCTTAACGAACTTCCCGCTACAGCAGCCGCTCCAGCAGCGGATCCCGAAGATGATTGGCAGGGTCCTTTCGGATGGGGTGTTATTCCTGGAATCAGAGACGTTGTTTTCGGCTCAGGTGAAGGTCCTTTGGGCGGAAATGTTTTAGGAGGCGGTGGCATACTCGGTCAAATATTGGGCTTCGGCGGGGCCGGAGCAGGCGGAGGATTATTAGGAGGCGGACGCGGTGGACAAGGCGGAGGTTATCAGAAAGACGCTGATGGCAAGTTGATATTAGACGCTAATGGTAATCCTATCCCTATAGGCGGCGAAGGCGGTCTCGGCAGTCTAATGGGAGGCAATCCGTTACTGTCTTTCCTAGCCATGAAATCTTTGCTAAAAGACGAGCCTAAAGGAGTGGTTCCCGTTGGTGAACAAGCCTATGGACAAGCACAACCGTTTAATTATCAAGACTATCAACCCACTAATCTACAACCTGCATTAATGCCAGGAGTCGGCTATGCAAACGTAGGCGCACCAGGTATGCAAAGCGGCGGGGAGGTTGGAGAACCGACCAAGTGGGATATACTTACAGCTATACAAAACGATCAAGTGATAGACCTTGGAGACGGCTCTATTGCTGTAAATATTAATGGCCAGTACGAAACAATATCTGCTGAAAGGATGGCGGAAATAAAGGATCACAGCAACAAGAGCGGCATAATTGTTGGAAGTTATTGGGGAGACAGCCTGCCTGACATGCCGCTTTGGGGATTTAATTATGAAGGTATGCAAAGCGGTGGAACAGTACGACCAGGAGACGTCACTTTTGCTAAACTAGAGCCTGGCGAGTTTGTTATTCAAAAACCCGCTGTGGACGCTGTTGGTATTGAAACATTAGAACAAATTAACAACATGGGGAACGGGAGGCCTTATTATGGCTAGTTACGCCGATCCATCAACAACCGCTTATTACGACCAGCCTTATGCTGGAGCAATGCGTCGTGGCTTCTTAGAGTCTGCGTCTGCTTTAGCAAAACAGCCTATGCCAATTCCGGTCAGGCAGTTTGCAGGGCTTGATCCCTATGAAATGCAAGCACGCCAATTGGCAGGGGGTCTTGGAGGCTTTGCACCTTATATTCAACAAGGGTCCGGCATGATGGGGCAAGGATTTAACACCATGCAACAAGCAAGAGGTATGTTTGGTCCTGGTGCTGCACAACAATTTTACAACCCCTATGAAGATCAAGTGGTTCAAGGTGTCATAGAGCAAATGAACAAACAGAACCAACAACAAGGCATTGAAGACAGGAACCGCGCTATATCTGCGGGAGCTTTTGGTGGTTCGCGTGGAAGATTAATGGAACAAGAACGAGAAAAATCCTTTGGCCGTGGTCTAACGCAAGCGGTTGGTGGTTTAAGACAACAAGGCTGGAACCAAGCACAGCAAGCAGCACAACAAGCGGGTCAAGGACTAGGTACTTTGGGTCAAGGCATGGGTCAAATGGGCGCAGGATTTGCCGATCTTGGAATGTTGGGACAACGTGGTCTTGGCACTATGATAGGTGCTTTTGACAGACTTGGACAAACAGGACGAGGCATCCAAAATCAAATGTACGGTGCTCAGTACGATGCAGCAAATCAAATGGCAATGGAGCCTTGGAAACGTATGCAAGCGTATCAAGGCATGCTTGCACCAATGTTGCCACAAGGCGCTAGAACCACCTACGGCACTCAAGCTGGCGGTGGTGTGTATGATTTAATGCGAATGTTTGGAATGATCTAATGCCCTGGCAGAAAAGAAACATGTTTTCTTCCGCCGTCGATATGCAAAGAGGCGGATCTGTACCGTGGCCCAGTTACGAGGGCGGAGGTATCATTGGCGCAACGCCTAAAGAACGCAAAAGAATGTTCACCATCTGGGACAAGATGACCCAGGGACAAAAAGAAAAAGTCATGGACGGCAAACGCTATCAAATGGGCGGAGCTGTTATGCCGACACAGTTGTTTGAAGAAGGCGATCAAGACATTAACATGGCGCTTAATAACATGGTGAGCATGACCAACCCTTCCCTAGAGCAGATTGGGGAGACCGAAATGGTCGAAGGTGAAATGATGGAGGACCAAGGACCTGCGAGCTTTGAGGACGCCTTGGGGATGCTTAAACAAGAGTTCTACGACCAAATAGGAAGTTTTGTTACTAAAACCAAAGACATGGCACAAATAGAAAAGTATCTAAAGGGCATAAGTGTCGCTTATTCAAACGAGCTTGATAAACTTAAAAGAGAGTTTGATATTACTGAAGTACACCCAGACGAAGAGCTTTTAACCCCTGCTTTTGTTGCTGAAATTCAAAACATGGTAACTGCCCCTGAAATGCAGTTAGGCGGGCTAGTTAAAACCGAAGCCGATCTTGAAGAATACGGTATTCCTTTTCCTTGGAAAGTTTGGGAACTTATGTCCCCCGAAGAAAAAGATAATGCTATGAAAATGAGTTTGGCTGCACGGGCAGGTGGCACCGCTGGTGACGCAGGAGTAGACAACAGTGCCATGATGCAAAGAGTCAATGAAATCATTGAAGAGCGAAAAAACCTAGCAAAGCAAGCTTATGCTCCCCCAACTAAACAGGGAGGAATTTTAGGGTTTGCTACACAATACAACGCCAGCAAAGCAGCACAAGCCGCAGCCATGGACAAAGCTCTGTCTGACGAGCTTGATGTAATTCAATACGGACAAAACAGATACGGCACCAGAGGCACGGGGAAAGATTCCAAATGGACAGCGGCACTGCAAGAGGGCATTTTTGACCAAGAAGAGGCTATCCTTGATCCAGAAAAAATATACAAACAAGCCGTAGACGCCGCAGGAAAAGGAATGGCTAACGACCCATCTACTTATGTTCCTGTTCATTTAGCCCAAGGCGGTCATCAAGACCTTGTTGAGAGCGTTGATGCTAGCCTTGCCGCAATAAAAAACCTAGACGGACGTCCTATTAACTTTTCTGATTTTGTTAATATGAAGAGAATGGAGGCAATAAACGCTGGTCAAGAATGGGATCCTTTGTCTAATTCCCGTATTATTGTTGCGGAATTTCTTAATTTGCCAAATGATGAAGGGTAACAAACCATGCCTTACACCGAAGAGCAACTAAGGCGAATAGAGGAATACGAAGCCAAACAAGCGCTGCAACAAGTTATCCCCGAAGAAGAAAAAGAAACCGACCCTGATGAAGAAAAAGGGTTTGGAGAGATTTTCTCAAAAAGCTGGTTAAAAGGTCGTACAGGAAGACAAATTTCATTTGGTCAAACAGGACAAGTCCTTGCTGAAGCACGCGGAGACGAAGAGGCAGTCGCTGAAAAAGAAAAAACCATTGAAGAAAAAAGAGCTATCGCGGAAGAAGAGATTTATAGGGCTAGGTACGGCGAAGAAGGTGTTGAGCAGTTTAAAAACCTAACAGACCCTAAATGGTGGGCAGCAACCATAGGTGAAGCTGTTCCAGGGTCGGTTCCTTTTCTAGCAGGAGCTGCGGCAGGGGGAACTGCTGGAATGTATTTTGGTCCTTATGGCGCGATTGCTGGTGCCATGTTAGGTGGCGGTGGTGCTGTTTTTGCTCAAGAGTTTGGTAACGCTTACTACGAACATTTAGAAAAAAACCCGGACGATAAAGAAGGGGCAGAAAACTACGCCCTTAAAAAATCAGGTCTCAGCGCCGTTATCAACGCTGCAACTGTTCCTTTGGCCTTGGTCGGAAGGGCAGCAGAGCCTTTAAAAAGATCCATTATTCAAGCCATGCTTCAAGCCGGAGCAGAAACAGGTGACACGGTTACAGGAAACCTTTTAGTTAAAGAATACATTGATCCCAACATGGACCCTACGACGGGAGTAGCTAGAGGAATTGCTGGAGAACTTGCTTTTGAAGCCCCTGCCTTAGCTTCAGGTGTTCGAGGACGACACAGCAGGGCTACGAGCAAACAAGAAAGGGAAGAAGCCAGAAAAAACTGGGAAGAAAGATCTGAGGCGATCTTAAACAGCGCTGCCGATTCGCAGTTGTTAGATGCAATTATGAAAGAAAAGCATCTTGAGATTATGGAGACGCAAAGAATGACTGAGATGGTTGAATACGAGATGAGTCCACAGGAGCGGGAGATGCTTGAAGAGTATGATGAAACAACAACAGTAGACGACCTTTCTGCTATAAGAAGCCAACTGGAGCAAGAACTAAAAGAAAATAACTACACTGGTATAAACACCGATGCTCTTAAAAAAATAGCCGACGTCCTTGATGTTACTATTTTGCCGGGAGACAACGCGGAAGCTATGTTTAATAAGCTCAAAGAAAAATACATAGCCGATGCTCAGCAAGAAATAGCTTTTGCAGAAATGCAGGGAGATTTATTAAGTGAGCTTACGTTTGAAGACAGACTCAACCAACAGTCAAAAATATTTGACGAAATGTCTGGGCAAGACCTGTTTGACTATATACAAAGAGAGTTTGAAGGAGCGACCCCGGAAAAAACTTGGGACAACTACATATACTGGGCGGAAAATCAAGGAGACTACACGTTCTTGCCTCCGGCTTTTGAGTCCGAGTTTTATAACAATCCAGAGATGCCTGGACAATGGGGAGAAGCGAGAAAAGCCTTAGCTCATACGTCTGCGGGACTACTTCACAGAGAAGCAACTAGCGGGCCTATTTGGTCTTCCCTAGAAGGAAGAGGCGGGTACAGAAACTACATTGAAAATCTTTCGTCCAAGTACACCAAAGACGAACTACAAAGAGCGGTGGAAGATTTGCTTGGAAAAAGTGTTGGATTACGAGGAAGACCTGGAAGTATTAAGGCAGCGTATAACACTAAGTCAGGATTAGCCTCTGTGCTTGCTGGCAGAATGATGGTTTTGGAAAACCAACGGTTAAAAAAAGAAATGGTTATTCAACCAGAAGTAATTAATGTACAGCCCACAGAAACAGTAGCTGGAGAAGAACAAAAAGGAATTAAAATTACCCCGCACACGCTCCGAGAAATTTCCGAACAGGGAAACGCGTACGGTGCAGCAGCCACTCTTTACAACATGGACGGCACAGAAAAAGGGACTATTTATTTTCAACGAGAGTTGTTAGAAGACAAAGACTTTGACAACCTTGTGTCAAGGGCCATCTTTGACAAAGAGCAGCCTTTGTCTGATGCGGAGATAGCGGCGGTGGGAAAACTAGGAAGATTGGTAGCAACCAAAGCAGGTAAAGGATTAACTCAAGAAGAGTTTTCGTCCTATGAAGGCAAAACAATTGAGGAACTTGTAATAGATCCTCTGACAAAAATAGCTGATATTGAATTGACGGGTTTGCGTCTCGTGGGAAGCACAAGACCCGCTGACCAAAGCGATTTTTTTACATCGGGCAAAGGTTGGCTTTCTTCTTTATTTAGACCCATGGGAAAAATGGGCTTAGTGTCCACCACAAAACAAAAAGCCACACAAGCTCGTTTAAGGATGCACGATCAAGTAGCTAAAGAAATAGCTTCAGATGTAGAGGTGGCAATTATAAAAGCCGCGATCGAAGCGGTTCCTAAAACATTTGGCGTATTTAAAAACAAAAAATACTTACAAGAAGAGCAAAAAATACGCAATCTAGTTCGCTCTTTTCTTAAAAAAACAGGAACGTATGTAGAGCTGTCCAAAGAAGAAAAGGAGGCTGTTTTAGCAGAAATAGAAAGACTCGAAGCAGCGAGAAGCACGGCAGTCGTTGCCAATGACCAAGAGGCTATGGAATACGAACAAGGGATAAGAGATCTTCGAGATCTTGCAGCAGGCACCGTCTCAATGACCACAGCGGTGAAAGATTTGCCTACAAAACAGCTTAAAAATGCGGCTATAAAGGCACGGAAAGGAATCGACGCATTGACCACTAGAATTTTAAACGAGTTTCCAAAAGAAATGCTCGGAGATAAAGACGGTGAAAAAGGGCTTACAAGACAGATTTTAGAGAACCAATTAGACTCTTACGCCGTTACTTCTTTTGCGCTATTTGAACCCCAACTAGGGTTTAATCCTAAGTTTAGTAAAACATTTCTTCGTTCCCCAACAGCTGAAAGATTGTATGAATCAGCGGTTATTGCTGTAAATGAAATGAATTCAGGCGACCCTGAATGGAACCCAGAAGTCGATGCGTTCCGTGTTGTGGACAATATTGTAAACCAGACATATTTTAGTTCGGCCGCTGACACAGCAACACTACCAGGGGTTTTAAGGGTTAAAGACGCTGCTCAAACTGGAAAACTTCCTTCTGGGCCAAAACTTTTGCAAGAACGGTTTAAAATTCCTTTTGCTATTAGGCGCCTCATGGGAGAAATAACTGATCCTAAACTTATGGTTGCTTCGTCTTTTTCTCGTATTGCCAAGCTTATTGAGACACAAAACTTCTACAGAGACCTTTTACGAATAAACAACATGCCTGGAGAAATGATGTTTTCTCAAAATAAAGTAGGGCCCTTTGACACTCAAATAAACCCCTTAGATGAGTTTAATCCTTTAAAGGGACTTTGGACAACCAAAGACATAGCGGGAGAGCTTGGTATTTCTACACTTCCAGAGTCACATAGGTGGAACGCTTTTATTAATCTTTATCAAAACACTTTTTTAAGGGCTAAGGGAGGGGTTCAGGCTGGAATGATTGTTCTGAGTCCAGGCACGCAAAGCAGAAACGCGTTTGGAGCGGCTCTTATGTACACCGCGGGAGGGCATTTGTACCAAGGAAATTGGACAGACACCATTAACATTATTAGAGAAGAACTGTTTCCGGGATTAACGTATAACCCAGACGGAAGCGTTAAAGGCGATCAAGCAACGGCCCGTAAAAACATGAGAACAGCCAGACTACTTAGTATATCACACACCAGTGTAACCCTAAATGATGCTTTTGGTATTTTTAACGAAATGAGCAGCGGCAAGTACGACACCACTGAAAAAATTACACACGGACTTTATGCGTTAAAACACTTAAACACAGAAACCCCTTTTACTGCGGCCATGACTTTACCTGGTTTTGTTATTGATAAAACTGTGGGGAAGGTTTGGAGAACCCTAAAAGGAACATACGCAGCGGTTGATGATTTCTTTAAACTAATGACATGGGGCGCAAATAAAATAGAAATAAGAAAATCTTTAGACCGATTATCAGACGCTGCTGTAGCTAATGGGAGTCCGCCTCTGTCTGATGAAATTAAACTTAAAATTTTACGCGATTATTCAAGCACTTTAACAACAAACATAGGAACATATCGCTCAAATGCAGCGATTCTGTACAGAAACGTAACTGATTTAGACGGCTACATAGACCATTTAGCAGCACATATTACAAGAAACACTATACCAAACTACGACTATGTAGGAGCGTTTGCTAGGTTTTGGCGTCAGCTTCCGTTGGGCAACTTTATTGCTTTTCCAACTGAGATGACACGAGTGACTGGAAACCTGATTCAAATGCAATATAAAGACGCAACATATAGTATTCCAGAAGAGTTAATGCTGGAAGCGGGTCTTCCTCCTGAGCAGGTTGTTTGGAACACAAAGAAAAATGCGGAAGGTGAATGGGTACCTACGAAGCCTTATATTAAACAAATGGCCCAAAGACCGTTTCATCGTAAAGCAATGAAACGTTTATTGATTGGAGGAGGCACTGTAGTTGGTCTTCCCGCTGCTTTCGTTGCAATGTCTCAAATAATGTACGATGTTGATGACGAAGACTTAGAAGCAGCCGATGAAATTGGTGCAGAGTATTCTAAAAATTCTACCAGGGCTCCAACAAGTCCTGTAAAAGACGATGGAAGTGGGTTCAGCTTTATTTTACTGGACTATTTGTTTCCTTTTATGTTTTTACAAAGATCATACAACGCTGTTGAATCAAATATAAAAGACCGAGAAGAAGAAGGAGTAGGCCTTCCACGAGCGGTTATGAAAGGGTTGTGGGATGGTGTTGTACAGTTTGCAGAGGACTATTATCAAATCTCTATTGCTGCCCAAATATCAAAAGAGCTGTTTGAAAACGAAACGCCAACAAACAAACAAATCTATAACCCTGCGGATAATTTAGGAGAAAAGCTTAGTGTTGGTCTTAAATACGCTTTAGATAATGCAGGACCAGGAGGCTACAGACAAGTAAGGGATCTGTACAAAGCCGTTTCAGAAGGAGACGATAGGTTTACCAAAAGCGGTAAGATGGTTGAGGTGGTTGATTCTGCGATGAAACTGGCTGGAATGACACAAAGCGACGCCTCTCCTGATTTTAGTTTAGGGTTTTATATACAGAAAGTGAAAGACCTTCACGCGGATACGGTTGCTTTTAATATGAACCCCGTGCGTTGGGACAAAAGAAAAATAACTGAAGCATATGTTTTAGATCAGTGGCAAGACTCACAAGAAGCATGGTTTTTAATACAGCAAGATATTTATATGAAAATACAGGCTTTCAAAAAACTAAAGGTTTCCCCCAAAGAATACAGAGAACAAACAGCTCGTTTAGGACAAATCGCTGGGGTTGATGCAACCATTATAAGAAACATTGAGAAAGGTGTTTTCACCCCTTGGACTCTTCCCCCCACTTTTCAAAGAGACTTTATAAAAGCTAAAAGGGAATATGGTTTAGAAAGAACTTGGCCTAGAGCAGAACTAAGCGAAAGACACCGACAACTTGCTGCGGCAAAAATCAGTCTTCTTGGGAACCCTTATCTTCCGATTCCTTGGGAAGACTAAACTTTTCCACCCGCTCCATCCAGGCATCGGCAGCGCGTTTAAATTCGTCCCCTTCTAAAACAAACTCCTGGTAAAGACAGTCCACTGAGCACATCATAATCACGCCTTTTTCAATATCTGTGCCGTACAGCTCGTTGTGTGCCAAAGAATAGGCAGCAAGTTGTTGAAAATAGTCCCACACCCATTGTCTACGTTTTGGTCTGTTGGTTTGTTTAAAGTCTATAATAGAAAGATCGTCGTCATGCACACCGATAACGTCTGCTTGACCAGCGTATTTATCAGGATAGTACAAAGATACTTCGCAACCATACACCTGTGAGATATTAGGAAACCCTTGGTCCATGATCGTACAGGCCATTTTCAAAGCTCTTTTCTGTTGTGCGTCTTCTGGCTTGTAGTCCCAGATTTCCCCGTTGACAATCTGTTTCTCCAGAATGTTGTGCATATAGGTTCCTCTGGTCGCAGCTTCTGTACGAATACGTTCTGCTTCCTCTTCTCCCACCTTTTCTATCCACTTTTTCAAGAAGTCTCCTTCTTTTGTGCCAGATAGAATAGTGGTTACAGACGGGAGTTTTTCTCCATTGCAGTCATAAAACCTTCCGCCTTTCCTATCCTCGCTGGAAAACACGCCATACTCGTACGGCGACTCGTAAAGTATTTTATGCTTCACGTTACTGCTTAGGAACTTCGGAAAGTTTTCCTTCTTCCAGGTCTTGTTTTAAGCGTTTTACCGCAAAAGCAAAGACATTACTGGTCGGTCTTTCGGTTTTTTCTCCGATTTCTGCTGCTAAATCAACGATTTGTCTGCGTATTGCTACGCTTTTCCACTTTTTAGTGTCCATTTCAACTCCTATTAGTTTGGATTATACATTATATTTTAGGATATATCCTAGTTTTTTGCGACCATAGAGTCGCCCCAATTTTTTCCAACCTCAGCGTCAACTTTGTTTGGAACCTCCAGAGGCACGGCTTCTTCCATGATCTTACAAATATCCTCTATGTCCTTTTTATCGTCCACAGAAAACACCAGTTCATCGTGTACTTGTAACAAAGGGGGATAACCTTCTTGATAACAATGAACCATGGACTGCTTGGTCATGTCAGCAGCCGAACCCTGAATTAGTTTATTAAGCGCTTTATAAACAAACGCTCTTTTAATCTCTCCGTTATACTCATGCACAGCTTCTTTGTATTTCATAGGCCGTCCTGTGCCATATTTTAGTGGTTCCCACATATCAAAGTGGCACCGCCTTCCTAAAATAGTTTTAATATAACCTTTCTGATTTGCGCTCCTCATTACAGAGTCTGCTAGCTGTCGAACAAAAGGTGCATAAGTATTAAACTTAGCAAGTATTTCCGAGGCTTCTGGAACTCCGACTCCCAATTGATCGGCAAGCTTGCCTTTGCCCATGCCATACATAATGCCCAGACCAATTGTTTTAGCTGTCTTCCGATCAATTCCCACCAGATTTGCAACCTCCTGGTGAAAGTCTGCGTCTCCGTTCCTGTACGCATCCGCAATCGTTGTTGCCCCATCATAATGAGAACGGCTTGCATAGTGCGTCAGTATTCTCGGCTCTTGTTGTGAAAAGTCAGCTGAGCACCATTTTTGTCCTTCTTCTGGCAAAAACAAAGAACGAATAAGCGGTCCAATTTCTTTGTTGCGCGCAGGAACTTGTTGTAAATTAGGGTTGCTCATTGAAAGCCTTCCCGTAACGGTTCCTCCTGTTTCGCCTTTAAGTTGTCTTATCTCAGCGTGTATTCTGCCCTTGTGTTCGTGTTTTAAAATAGAATCAATAAAGGTACTGTGCGTCTTGTTTACCTCTCTTGCCTCCCTTATTAGCTGTGCTACCGGATGAGAGTGGTTTTCTAAAAACGCTTTGGTAAAACTTGGTAGTCCTGTAGGCGTTCTTAAATAAGACAGTTTCAAAGCATCAAAAACTTTAGACAAAGAGTTTGCTGCCCAGAGTTGAACTTCTTTAACCCCTGACTCTTTTATAATCTCTCTTACTATTTTCTTTTCTCTCGCAATCAATTTTTTCTTTAGTATCGCTGCCCTTTCAACATCTACACGAACCCCTCTTTGTTTCATGTCCAGGACAACAGGTAAAACACTCATTTCTAACTCAAACACGTTCCAAAGGTTTTGTTCTTCCAACAAACCTTTAAATCGGTTCCAAAGTTTTAAGGTAAGTGCAGCGTCTTGTGTTGCATAGGTGCCAACATAAGCCGAAGGAAGTCTCCACATTTCTGCTTTAGGATCTAGTCCCCACTCTTCTGCTGCCTGTCTAAGCTCTGCCTCTGATTTACCTTCTTGCAGATACTCTTGTCCTAGGGAATTGAGTGTGTACCAATACATGTTTTCATTAATTAAAGGCGCAACAATCATGGTGTCAATAATTTTTCCCTGGACATCGATGCCTTCGTTCTTTAACCAACCAACATCGTACGTCGCATTATGAAAAACCTTATCTTGTTGTTCTGATACAACATCTCGAACAAACTCCAGCACTCGTTTTTTAGGAAAGTTAAACCCGGATTCGTGAGCAAAAGGGAAATAATCAGCAAATCCTTCACAAGCAATGGAAACTCCGACTGCCTCTCCGTCTCCTCTAATATAACCTGGGCCTAGTTCTTTTAAATTTGGGTCTTTGGTTTCAAGGTCGATAGCTATTTCATCAGCGTCTTTTAATAACTGGGTTGGAAATGTATCGGGTGGTGTCCACTCTGTAGGTGGTTTATAAACAAAACTCATATAATGTACCTGTAATAATCGTCTTGGGCTTGTATAAAGTACAAGTTCTCTATGGTGCGAGTAACGGCAACATAAAACTGTCTGTGAAGCCCATCTGGTTGTAATACTGAAGAGCGTTTTTGTGCTTTGGATAAGTCCAAATACACAGCAACATTCTCCGCCTCTCCGCCCTTTGCCTGATGAATCGTTGAAATGACAATTCGCGGTTCTCCGTGCAAGTCTTCATTATTTTTTATTGCTTTTTCTATAAACGATCTTCTTTCTACATCTATGCTTTTATCAAATAGTTCTTTCCATGTTTTGTTTATAATCTCTTCTTTTAGGCCATAATTGTCTATGGCTTCTTGTAAAGTTATCTTTTGTCCTTTGTCTACTTGTTGTGCCACTCTGCTTATATACCCTCTTTTGACTCCCTGCTTTCCCAAATGAAAATACAAATCGTCTAGCTCAGACAAAGTAATTTCTTCTGTTTTGATTTTCTCCCAGGTGTCTATAGCTGACATCATTCTGGCTGGAATGTAGCGGTAATGATTGTGTACAAAAGGGTACCCGTTATCTATTAGAAACTTTCTAATATTATACCCTTTAGAAGTGTCTGTGAGCATATAATCACAAGAAGCCATAACTAACCACTCTCCTTTTTCCAGGGGCAGTGTTTCAATAGAGTTAACATTATTAACCGTTCCCGCTTGCTCTCTTGGTTTATAGTCTTTTGGCTCTCGACATAAAATTCTTTCTGAAATCTTTTTAGCAATAGGATGCACTTGTTTGGGTATGCGATAAGATTGGTCTAAAACAATTTTCTCGCCTTCATAATCAACAAACCGCTCTGGTCGGGCTCCGTTCCACTCATAAATTGCTTGGTCATCGTCTCCTGCTATATATGTTTTTTCTGATCCGGCTGCCAACTTGTCCACCAGTCTCCAGTTTAGTTCTGCCAGGTCTTGTGCTTCATCTACAATTAAAAGATCAAGCGGCGGAGCTGTGCCGTCTTCTAAAAAACTAACAATCATATCGGCAAAAGAATAAATAACTGGAGTTCGAGACAACCTAAATTCTTCCCAGGCCTCCGCCATTGGTTCCAACATGTGAGGAACAACCCCTTTTCTTTGCTCTACGTCCAGGGACAATCGCTCATCTTTTAAAGAACGACAATTGGTTTTCGCTCGTTCTATGATCTCGAAGTAAGGATCTTGGACCACGGACCTAATGGCTCTTGTGTTGTTGGGGTATTTTTTCGTTAGGTTAAACTGATACTCTTCTAAAAAATCAAAAATGTCGCGCCCACCAACGACATGAGATATTCCCATGTTCCTTTTACAGAACGCATGGCTTGTACAAAAATACGGCATTTCTTCAAAAGACAGTCCAAAACGGACATGAGCTCTGTTCTTTCCTTCATTAGCTGCTTTAACAGAAAAAGAAATAAACGCTATCCTCTCTGGTTGTGTTCCTTTGTCGATGTGGTCTTCTATAATATTAAGAAGAGTGGTTGTTTTCCCTGTCCCTGGAGGACCAAAATATTTTGTTACTCCCATTCTTTTTCCTCCACAGGCACTCTGAACTCTTCTGGAGAAACAGCGTCGTCTATTTCTTTTACGTCCATGACCCATACTTTTTTGTTGCCCACAGACTTATCTATCCACTTAGAAGAATTGATTGCCCCTATTTCTTTTAGCCGAGTAAACACTTCTGCTTCTTTTATGTTTCTCATCTTTTTAAATTCTTGAATGAATACCACTAGATCACGTCCAGTGAACCACCATTCTTTAATGTCGTCTTCTTCATGTCTGTACACTCCTGCTGAAACAACAGCTAGTTTTGAAGTGGACTCTGAAAGTCTGCAAAACTCTAGTATGACCTCGTTTAGTACACCTTTCTTTGTCATGTCTGACGGAACATCCACGACTTGAACATCTTGTAGCCACTTATTGAGCTGTGCAACCCAGTCTGATTTCTTTTTATCGGGAGGACAAGTGTTTAAAACTTCCATACATTTTTGTTGGTACAAAGAGAAGTTATGCAACTGTTTGGTTTCTAAAACAATGGTTTGTCCATCAATGTCTAAATGCCAAAGAGGTGGGTCTGTCATGTATTTTCTAAGCCCACCATAGACCGGCTCTCTTTGTGATGCGTCTATGCCGTATCTTCTTGTAATACATATACCGCTTTGACAAAACCCTTTAAGTGGGTCTTTGCTACATTGGTATCTGTACTCGTTTTTTTCTAGGCTCTGAATAATTGTGTTAAGTTCGCTGTGGGACAAAGGTTTTACGCAAGCTGTTTTGTTAACTTCTTGCAGTTTGTCTTTCCATTCTTCGCCTTCGGGATAAACTTTTCTTAGAAACACACCGTAGTTTAACATTGCATTGTTTCTCGTACCTTCTGGCACACCGTTAAGTTTCATGTGCACCAAGCAAGGAGGTGCCTCATCCCATAGGCCGTCTCCGTTTAGTTGTTTCTTTCGACCTTTGCGTACTGCGACAAAAGCGTCTAACTCTTCTTCGCTAATGGCCCTTCTTTTAACTATTCTAATAAACTCTTCCGGTCCAGCAGCGTCTCCTTTTGCGTTTATTGCATAACGGGTTGTGTCGTTTCCAGAAAAATAGGGCATATTAAGCCAGTTTCCAGTTTGTTTTTCTTGCGGTAGTTGTTTAGACCACTCATATTGTTTAGGAAAAATCTCGTCTCCTGTTCTTCCCATTGAAGCCGCTATTTCTTCTAGTTTGTTTTGAAGTTTAAAAGCCGGGATAGGCTCTTTGGTAAATAAGAACAGATGTACCCCACCTGATTTAGTCATGCAGGGTACAAGGGGCAATTTCATCTCCTTGATTGTTTTTAGTATTTCTTTGACATTTATTGGGTACTCATCGACATCGATGCACCCCCAAGAACAGGTCTCGTCATCGGTTAAAGGAACGACTCCTAAAGATAGCTTACCGGCTAGATGTTTTTTCCATAGCTCAATGGTTAATGGTTCGTGTAGTGTTCTGCCCCTGCCTTCTTTTTTGATTCCCTTTTCTGTGTTCTTCTGTTTTCCGGTTATTTCGTAGATGCCATGTGCCCTTGTTAAACCAGAAAAAATTTGCATAAGTTTTTCCGCTGTTTTTTCCACGCGTTTCCTTCATTTTGGAACGCTCCTTCCCAAAACCCCCGTAAAGGAAAGGAGCGCCGTTTACTTAGTCGTCTTCCCAATCTGCTTTTTTACCAGACTGTTCTAACGCAGGATTGTTGCTCTTTGCGCCAGGACCACCAATTTGGTCCATGCCGCCTTTTGCAACGTGCTTAGAGAACTCTTCTGCTTCTGCAAAAAGGTCCTTTTCGCTCTCCTCAAGCATCCGCTCCTGTGTGATGTTATAGCTATACCAACTACCACGATCATTGGACTCTACTTGAGTGGATAAACGATACCAGTGAGAGTACGCAGGCGGAGTAAACATCCCCTTAGCACCCTTTAGTTTCGTTCCTTGGATCATAGTGTTCCAAGCACGAGAGTGTTTTAGTTGCGATCCTGTCATATTGATTACACACTTTTGAGGTGTTTCATCAACGAGCGCGTAGCCATAGTGATTAGCCGTCACTGTCAGTTGGGTTTCCCCTCCTGGAGTGATTAATCGACCTTGACTATCGCGTGTGCACCGATTTAAAAGATCGGAGTCAGCGGGATGTACAGCCTTTATGCCTCCACCTTTCTCACGCAACCCCCACTCAACGAGTGTTTTGGTGTAGTAAGCCGGTAAAAACAGAAGGCCTTCATCGCCATTAATGACGATGTTGGTTCCGCTATAATACAAATCCCCTTCTTCCGCATCTGGGTTATAGTCACTAGACGTTTTTTGTCTCTGTGGAGACAGCGCCTGAACTATACTCAAACGAGGTGTGCGAAGGTCATCTGCACTTACATCTCCGAAGCCTTTTTCTTCGATGTTTTCAAATAGGGACGTTATGGATGTCCCATTTCCTTTCTTCGTTGCCATATCTTGGTTCCTCTTTATTCGTTCAACGGTTTATTTTTGTGCGTTTGCCTGTGTACACAGAGAATTTCTTCTGTATGTCTACATCAAACGATGAATTACCCGATTCGATCATTTCTCTTACGAAAGCTCGAAGGGTGCTTGGATGAACTGCTTCCTTAGTTTCGGGTAAGTACCCTTCTTTAGAAAGCATTTCTACCAATCTGGAAGCGTCAGCATCTTCGCCTTGACCAAAAGAAACAGTTAGGGTGTTCTTTATAATGTCCCCATGACCGTTATCTCTTAACCAATCGTGCGCTGCCTCCAGGTTGGCGGCAGTAATGCGTGCGCTGTAAAATGGATCTGCTGAAATTCGTGATCCGTCACTGAGTTTTAGATCAGAAACGCCGAGTTCAGCTAATTTATCTGGAATAGTTTGCTCAGAAAGTTCTCTGTGCTGATCTTTTATTTTTCTCAGCCTTTCTTCTGTGTTCCCTATTTCTCCCTCTAGGACCAGTAAATCGTGACACAACTTACTTAGACTTTTTATAGCAGATTCGTCCATGTCCTCAACTGCTTTTTTGATGTTTTCTTCAAACATTTCGTTCATCTTCATTTTTTCTTCCCCTTATTTATAGGTATTATGTTATTCGGTACTCGTTCTTCTTCTTTATCTAAATTTATTTCAAATTCTGGTATGAAAAAAATTAGTCCCTCGTTATTTACTTCGACGACTTCAACAGATCCTTCTGGTTGGTCTAAGACGGAGTACACATATCTTAGTGTTTCGTCTAAACTAGCGAAAGGGCCTATTGATTCGCGTAAGTTTTTTTCAAAAGGAGCAAAGTTTATAAACCATCTGTTTTTTCTGTCGCTACAGACTTCTATTTTGGTTGTCGTTCTTCGTTCCTTATTCATAACTTGCACTAAGCATATACTATATGTAGAATAGATTGCAAGAAATATTTTAATAAAGAACGAAGGATATGAAAACAATGGATATAGAAACTTATAAATTCAAAACCGAACCTTACGAGCACCAAATGGAGACTCTTGCCAGGAGTGCTCATAAAAATCTCTATGCACTTTTCCTTGAGATGGGCCTTGGCAAATCAAAAATCTTATTAGATAACGCCGGTATGCTCTTCGAGCAAGGAAAAATATCTGGTCTGCTAATTATAACACCAAAAGGTAATTTAAGGAACTGGGACACACATGAGATCAACAAGCATTTACCTGATCGCATAGAGAGAAATGTCCTGGTATGGCAACCCAATCACACAAAACGATGGACCAGGGACTACGATAAAATGGTTAAAGAGGATAGTGACGGTGTTTTAAATGTTTTTCTAGTAAACGTCGAAGCCTTTGCAACAGTTAAGGCATGTAAATTTGTTGAAGAGTTTTTGGTAACACACGATGTAATGATGGCGATTGATGAATCCACTACGATAAAGAATCCGAAAGCTAAGAGAACGAAACATTTAATTAAGCTGGCTCCTCTAGCTGATTACCGAAGAATCCTAACAGGGTTCCCCATTACCAAAGCTCCTCTTGACCTGTACTCACAGTGTTATTTTCTGTCGCCTAACTTGTTGGGGTTTTCTAGCTACTATGCGTTTAGTGCAAGGTATGCGATCACCCAGGCACGCAGAATGGGCGCTCATTCTTTCCAGCAAATTGTTGGTTTTCAAAAACTTGAAGAGCTCCAACAATCTATTAAAGACTTTTCAATCCGTAAAACGAAAGACCAATGCCTGGATCTTCCTGCCAAAGTATATACAAAGCGTTATGTCGAACTAACGGACGAGCAAAAGAAAGCTTATGGCACCATGAAACAAAAAGCATTGATGATCTTGGAAGACGAAGTGTTTAGCACCATGAATGTACTGACACAGATTATGCGACTGCAACAGGTGGTCGCAGGTAGTCTGCGTAACGAAGAAGGTGAAACGATTGTCTTGAAAAACAACAGAGTCCGTGCGGTGCTGGACCTATTAGAAGAAACTTCTGGAAAGGTGGTTGTTTTTGCGGTGTTTCAAACCGATATACAACAATTAGAAAAGGCTATTGCTGCAAAATTTGGTGAAAGATCTGTGGCCTCTTATTATGGTAAGACGCCCCAGGACGATAGACAGCGGATTATTGATAAGTTCCAAGATCCCGACAGCGAGCTACGCTATTTTATTTCTAATCCACAAACAGGCGGTCGCGGTATTACTTTAACAGAGGCCAGCACCATGATCTTTTATTCTAATTCCTATGACCTAGAGCTGAGAGTCCAGGCAGAGGATCGTATTCACAGAATCGGGCAAGATAAAAGCTGTACCTATGTTGATCTGGTGTCCAAGGACACGGTTGATGAAAAAATTCTTCAAAACCTTTTAAGCAAAGTTAAGATTAGCAACGAGGTTCTTGGAGAAATACGCAACTGGTTTAAATAAGGTATACTGAGTTATGGCTTCTTATAAAAAATACTTAAAAAACCCGGCTACACAAACAACGGTTGACGACATTCTTGCGGACCTTTTACCTATTGTTAAATCGCACTGCGAACGAGACGATGTTGCGCCTTGGGACATGGCAACAGCCTTAGTGGTCCTGTTGTCTTCGCTAACAAGCAGTTCTGACTTGGACAAAGAGGTCTTGATTCAGTTGACCACATTCATTATGGAAACGACGACGGACCAAGGACTTTTCTCAACCAAACATTAGGTGTATTATAGGGGTATGGCAACATCCCCTAAAGATACAAGCCTGTCTTCGGCTTTTAAGCACTCTTTCGATCAGCCTCTGGAGAACATGGCAACCACATTTCAAGCCCTCGGCATGGAGGGTTGGGAAGATTTTTTGCGCGATCTTGTCGAAACACCAGAAAACTATGAAGCAGCAGCTGGAAAGTTTATAAATGCTCAAGACAAAGGGTTTAAGTGGGAGCATTTTCCAATGGCAGTCTTTGAACAAGCGGGACAAATCGCTGGAAGCATATTGACAAGAGGTGTAGGGACAGTGCTTGGAGGACTAGCAGGGGGCCCAGCTGGGGCGGCTGTTGGTGCTTTATTAGGTCCGGGTTTGTTTGAGGCCGTACAGCTTGCAGGACCCATTGCCTATGAAAGAGCCAGAAACAATAAGAGAGAAGAGCCTACTTGGGAAGATTGGAAGGGCGCACTGAGCGCTTCTGCTTTTTCAGGAGCCCTAAACGCTGTTGGTATTAAAAATGTGGGTGTGCTTAATAACATCGGCAAAGCAGGGCAAACCGCTAAAAGAGCGGCAAAAGCAACAGCGTCGGAAGGAGGCACCGAATGGCTGCAAGGTTACACGGAACAAGTTGGTGGTACACTAGGAACTGAGCCCTACAAAGACCTAGTGCGTCTTGTAAAAGGCGCTGATATGACACAAGAACAGATCGACGCACAAGAACAGAGCGACGTAGGCTATGATCCAGACAAAACGTATGTTGACACTTCCCGTCTAGGTCAGTATATACAAGGACTAGACCACAAAGCCGCGCTTGGAGAGGGTTTATTGGGTGCTGGCGCAGGGGGAGTTACCCAAGCGGGTACAGACATAGGTAAAGCGGCGGTGCAAGCTGGGGCAGAGAAACTGGGTGTAACAGCAGCCAGAAGTAAAAAAAGCGCGGAAAAAACCCTGACAGAGAAAAAGAAGGCCAGGGAAGAAGGAGTTTTCCCAGATGTGCAAGACTCTATACGAAAAGCCGAGGCTGAAAAAAAGGTTTTGTTGAAGGAAAAATTGCCAAACCTTGCCGAAACCATGTCTCCTTTAGAAGTAGACACCTTTACACGAAAAATACTTTTAGACCAAGACGACATGGTTCAGGAGTACCTGGGCGACGATGGTGCTATGCAAAAGGTAGACAAAGAGTTGGGAGCTGTAAAAGAAACAATCGCAGGGCTTGGTTTAAATAAAAAAGACCAAAATAGTGTTTTTAAAGACGTTCTCGATGAACTACAAAGAGCTCCTGATGAATACACTATAAACTTGGCAGACATCGACCATGACTATGGTCCTGGCGAAATGGATAGCCTAGACTTTTTTGATATGTCCGCAGTCGAAGACTTTGCAAAAAACAGAGCTTCAACCTACCAAACAGATTTTACAGCCACTTTAGATGAAGGTCGTTTTGAAGGGACGAATGTTCCCTATGGGGGAGACGCTCTTTGGAAAACTACGCCCGAACTTTTCCCTCTTACGGCTGGTGGAGTTGCCATTGGTTCCAATGCTTTATCTACTGTCTTTCCTTTAGGCTCTGTACACCAGGTTTATACCGATCCGCAAATCGGCTTTATGAGAGACGCTCCAAAAGGTCCCCTTGATCCTACCTTTATGTCCTATAGCCCTTTAATTCAGCACTTAGAAGGACGGTGGGAGAACAAAGAGGATAAAGTAGACTTTCCAAAAAAACTTGTAAACAACGAGCCTATCCCTGCTGCCGAGATGATGCGTTGGCTGTATGTTAAGACTCCAGGAAGCGCGAAAGGTAGACTGCACGGTGATTTTCAGGCAACCAAGACAAAGAAAAGCAAATCCAAGATTGCAAGACAAGCGATTGAATCGGGAGTAGCGGAGTTTTTGCAGGACAGAATAAACGCTGGAGAAAAGGTTACTAAACAAGAGGTTTTGGACGTTTATACCAATCACCGCAACAACTTCAAGTCTGTCCTGCTTTCTAGCAACGCAATAGAGGTGAGGCCAGACGATGGTGTTCGCGAAGCGTTGGTCCTTAAAGGAGTGGGTGAGGATGTAGCCACTGCCATGGCGCTGCCCAAGTCTTTTGGTCCATTGGTGGGAAGTAGGGAATGGGCGGCTAATGAGGCGAAACTTCCGGGGGAGTCTGCTTACTCCTTGGAAGAGGGAGACATGGCCATTTTTGAAGACGCGTCAAACACTTACTTAGGAAGAGTGTATCAAAAAATAAAAAAAGAGGAGATCGAGAAATCGGAGATTCTTCCAGACGACTATCAGGGCATCGGCGATCAGCGAACAAATGAACGTCTTGCTGATGAGTGGGTTGATGTTGTGGAACCAAGGATACAGAAGAAAATGAAAGGGTATTTGGACCTGGCTCCAGTTATTAACATTCTTACGCCACCTAAAGTAGACGCTAGCCAAAGAGCCACAGAGCCTTATATGCCTAAGCACGGTACCAGTCACCTGTTTGGTAGGCACACAGGAGAGGGAACCGATAACTTGCGTAGGTTGGGGGAAGACTTAGAAATGCCACTGATCTACACTCCAGAGATTACCAATAGAACCAAAGAACAGTTTGCCCTTGACGACGCAAACAGAGACCAAGACATGCCTTTTTTGACGAAGCTGAGAATCTGGGTGGAGTCAAGAGCTAATCGTAAAAGAGCTGATCCCGCTGTTTATGATGACGGAGACACTACGCACGCTTGGACAGACCCCAGTACGCTTGCCTGGTGGAGAGGCGGCATGTTTTCGCACATAGATGAAAAGTACCAAAACGCCAAAGGCGCGCTTTTAGCAGAAATACAGTCAAAACTACACGGGTCTTCTCAGGACCCAGATAAAAGCGAAATATACCGATCACATGTTAAAAACAAGGACGCGATGTCCGAAAAAGAAAAAGATCAGTACCGAGAAGGCACAAAAATAACGAGCGCTTGGGACGCGGTATTAAGCAACCCTGAGCTCCAATACGGTTCTTTGACTGGTGGTGCAAAGGAGTTGGGTAAAACGATTTTGTTGCCTTTTCTGCCTAAAGAGGCGATGGGAACAACGCCTGACGCTTCTGCTTTTCCCGGCGTTCGTTTTCAAGAGGACATGGCTAGAACAGAAACCCCTGTTTTCCCTAAAGACATAGCTGAAGCGTTTAGATCCTATTTGAAGAATTATGTAGACTTAGAAAAAATAAAAGCTTTTGACAAAAGAGCAGGCGAGTTTTCTGAAAACGAGATCGGTCCGGCGGCTTTTGATGTAGCGGTGGCGGCTTTCCAGCAAACACAGCCTTTTGCGTCCATAGGTCTTAACCTAACTGAGGCCCAAACAAAGGAGTATCTTAAAGACATAAAACACGGGAAGGATAGTACCTTTTGGCTAGGCCCATCAAGGTGGAGAAAGAACCTTGTTCGTATGGGGCTTTTGGACGAAGAGTTTGTGGAAGACCCTGAAGTTGTGGCTACGGTGGATGATGCGCTTTCTCTGGCTAAAAACACGCTTGTTAACGTTGCTGCCAGTAAAAGGGACGCTTTTATTGCTCAAAACCAAGAGATTTATAGGGACGCTTTACTCGCAGTTCCTGGGCTGACAGATATTGCTTTACCTTTTATAGAAAATACGGCGCCTTCTCATAAGGAATACAAGGACGCCAAGAAGACGTTCGATGGGTCCCAGGTTAGAGACGCCGACATACGTCCAGATTACCCGCTAAAAGCGGATTGGCCCAAAGCTTTATTACAGGCATCTATTGTAAAGACTTTGCAACACGATCCAGATATTACTCACATCTACATTCCTGATGCCGGGTACGGCGATTCTCCCAGGACTCCTTATTTCCAAGCTTTAGAAGAGGCACAAAAGATTGCGGACAAGTTTAAACTAGATTTTAAAGTGGTCGATGAGTTTACAGCGAACATATACAACCCGGCGACAGGAAGACGTGAACAGGGCCCTGTTAAAGTTCGTGCCTTAGAGATCGCACCACTAAGGGAGACGGCTGTACTATATGGAGCCTGGGAAGGTTATCAGAAAGGGGGATTGGTTAAGAAAGCAACGAATCAAGTATTGAATTATGGAGACTACGGAAGACGATATATCTAGGGAAAAAGCGGCTTTATATTGGTATAACCAAGGTTATAGAGAGGAGGCTTTGCACCAAAAAATAGAAGAGACGGTGGAACAAGGACGCCTCGTTGACGAGGGCCATATTACTTGTGCAGGCGGGGTTTGCGACTAGCTATAATAGGCATGTAGTTTTTAGGGTTCGACAAGCCTTTGTTGAACCTGGGTATCAACCAACCTATTATTCTTATTTTTCTTATTAAGTCTTTCATGCTCTCTCCAATAAAATCGGGGGAGTTATTTCCCCCGATCTACACCTGGGCCGTTCCTCAACGCGCAAACATCTCTTCTCGACCCATATGTTCTTTAAAGTCCCATTGTTTATGTCTGCAATTTTATCGACGTACGCTGACACCACACACATAAACTACCGAACTGGGACCAAATCCGTCTTAACAAGGCGTCAGCTACTCAAAAACTCTGAGTGTTTCTTGGGATCATCGACCACGACCACCCATTCTAAGGTGCCGTTGTCCTCCCATTGCATTAAAACTGCCCCTAGACACGCTGTCATGTCTAGCTCATTAAAAATTTTATAGGCCGTGAGCGCGGTTAATTGATCCGAGTAGAAGTGCATCACGGATTTGCTCTTGCCATTGGGCATTTCGCCTTTGTATATTTCAGTTAGGTTAAAATCGTCTGTGAATAACGTACAGGTGTGCGATAAGAAATCGGCGTCTTCTTTGTTGTAATAGACAAGTGTTATTGGATCGCTATTGCTCATCCCTGGTTAATCTCCTCATTAGCCGCGTTCACCAGGAACCGGAACGGGTTAGGTCTTTTTTTCTCAAAAATGCCCATCTCAACGGCTAACTGGTTATAACGTACCCAGGCACTGGACCAATATCCAAACATCTCGAATTTATATCGGGATAGAGATTCCAGAGCTTTTACTTCAGCCTGATCCATGCGCTTGATTAATGCTTCCTGGTTCATGGTTCAATACCCTTGGGTCACATGGGAATAAGCGTCTGGACAGTCTTCAACATCTTTTCCACAAGTGCATTTTTCTATATGTTCTTCCATTTTTTCTCCCTGATCTTATGCCCAGTTCTTTATTATATGTTTATCTCGGTTGCCCAAAGAACCAGGCTAACGGACTAAGATCGGATCCGAAATTAAAGGAGGCCAACCGAGTAAATGAATTATACCCCAAAGTAACATAAAGTAAACAATATTTTGTATATTTTTTTGAGCACGAAGGAAAAGGGTGTTTTGTCGTTCGTGAGATTGACCAAGGTCCAAGGACCAGGGACTTTTGTCCTGTTTCTAAGGGTGACTTGCTTGTTTCTAAGGGTGACTTGCTTGTTTCTCCAGCAGGAGGGCGGGTTTCTCCAGGGGAAGTGTTGATTTCTCCACCGCACCTCAAAAAAACGTAGAAGTTCACTAAAAGTTAGGTGAAAACACAGCTACGAAGGCTCTGAAACCCTTTAAAATCAAGGGGTCTTGTTTTCCTATATAGACGACTACCACCTAACCTGAACTTCTACTTTTGTGATTTTACAAAAGACTAATACGAAAAAAAGTTGGAAAAGTGAGGTGCGGAGGTGCGTTTTCCTTGAAAACCTTTGTTTATAGGGGTTTTCACCTAACCTGACAGAGGTGCGGTGGAGGTGCGGTGGGTTAGGTGAAAAAATACTTACTAAATCTTACTTAAAACTATATAATTTAGTTATGCCAAAAGGACAATCAGGAAACATATCAGGTCGTAACGACAAACACTTGACGCCAAAACAGATTCGTTTTGCTAAAGAGTTTGTTTATAACGATGGATCAAAAACACAAACCGAGTGTGCTGTAGCTGCTGGGTACGGCAAGTCGAGTGCTCATGTTCGGGCATCAGAGCTGCTAAACCCACAAAAATATCCGCTTGTTGTTCGATATATAAGAGAGCTCCAGTCGGAAGTGGACAAGAAGTACGAAGTTACTTTCGGAAGACACGTTAAAAAACTAGCTGATATAAGAGACCAGGCCATAGACAAAGGAAACTTAACCGCTGCTGTTTCAGCTGAGGTTCAAAGAGGTCGAGCTGCGGGTCTTTATGTAGAAAGAAAAGAAGTTCGCACAGGTAGTTTGGAATCTTTAAGTGAAATAGAGATTAAAAAACGAATACAAAAGCTACTTGGAGACTATAAACCCTTGTTGGAAGCAGAAGAGGCGCAGTTTACCGAATAGTTTTTTTGTGTAGCTCGTCAACGTATTCTCTGAACTCTGGTGTCATTCCTACAGCTTCTTTAGGTTTAACCGCATTATCATATTCTTCCCAGGTCAAAGTTAGTCCCATGGTGTCTTCTAGTTTATTAGCTATTCTTGGGTGACTGTCTATTGGGCAATCTATACAAAGCCGATAGCTTTTCTTTGCTCCTTTTAGACCGATTCTAAGAAAAGGAAGTAAATCATGTAGTTGATTTTGGTTTATAGCATCAATTAGATTGTTTGCCTGGTCAACCTCTAAGTAGGTTCTGTACCTAATCATCGAGTTTTTTCCATTTTTCGTATAGCCAGCTCGGAACGTTTTTTGGCGTTTGATAATTTACTGGTCCCTAGTTTTACTCCATGTCCTTTGTTATCGACTATGCGATACTCTTTAGAGCGGCTGTCTTGCACCAGTCTGTAGGTTCCTCTTACTTTAAAATCTTTTTCCTCAGCCATTTTTTTCTTCCTCCAGGTTTAAAGTTAGTCTTGTTAAGTACCATTGAGCCTTTTCTAAGTCCTCTAGTCCATGTTTTTGTTCATATCTCCACAGATATTTTAATATATTTCCTTTCAAATAATCTCTAAATCCTTGAGGTGACATACTTGCCTCTATTGCGTCAATGCACTCAATCCCTCCCTGGTTGTAGTGTGGGGGGTGGTTTACCAAATCAGGCTCTTTGTCTGGCATAGCGTGGCTTTTTCCAAAAGTGTCGTAAATCTCAGCCATGTTTTTTCTTGTAAACAGCTTTTAACCATCCTGGGTATGTTCGATAATATTCAAACATGTTTATAAAGGGGGTGTTTCCCTCTCTTTGTCTTTCAGCCGTGTTTTCTTCAAACATGTGTCTAACAAACATGTGAAAGCCCGGATCTTTTTCGAGCTCCTTGTCAAGATCTTCCCACTCTTTTTTTCTCCACAACTTAGTCATTTTTACTCCCCAGCAAAAGATCTCCTAGGCTATACCTATTAACTAAAAGGCCCCTGTTAGCGAATTGCCCTGGATTAAACTTTGTTTTTTCGTAGTGAGCTGTCGGGAGGCTTGTAGAAACCTTTGCCCACTCACCACTTGATGCTTTGTATTTCTTTATATGAATGTTTGTCTCTGTGATTTTTACAACACAAGCCATTTGTTCACTCGCTTTTCCCCAAGGAACGTTGAGAAGATCGCCCAGCTTTAGTTTGTGTTTCTCGCCTTGGTGTACGATAAAGAAATTGTTTTCGTGTTTTTCAATCATGTCTGCTATTTCTTGTTTTTTAATATACTTTTTCTTTCCAACCAAAGCAAGAGAGCAGAATAAGTAGCAGCCATACCAATAAACTCTCCATGCGATATTGTTTCTGTTTCAGCACCTCGCATTTGTTTTAAGGAGTCAGCCAACCCCTCGGTCAGCTTTCTCCTTAGTTCTTCTGTTTCTATTGTTTCAGAAGGGCTTGGCATCTATCCACTCCTCTGGACACTCTTTTTTATAAATGTCCCTGGCTCTTTTTATAAGTGCAGCCTCCACATGAGGTTCTTTTTCTTCTGGCAACCACCACTCAACAATCTCACCTTCCGAGTTCTTTTTGAAGTGCACCTTACCGCGTCCGAACCCAAGGTGGACAGTTCCTACGCTGTCCTCCCCAAGTTCAACTTTGTTTTTTCCATTGTAGATGCTCATGTCACCACCTCACATTCTTTAAATGCAACAAGAGCATTAGTATCAATCAATTCTTCTACTGTATCTTCATACATTAATGGAAAACTCATACCAAATTTTTCTTTCAAATAAGCTATATCGCCTTTAGAAAAATGCTCAAAGAGTTGAACCTCTCCCCATTCGTCATCGCCCGTGCCTCTATAATCGTTGTATTCAAGAATAGGTTCTGTCCATTTGCCTTTGTATTTAACTTTGATTAATCTGTAATCACAATATTCATTCCCTACTGTTTCAGTTAATACTGTTTCATCTGTCCAGTCACTCATTGGGCCACCTCTTCTAACTCAACAACCTCTGGTTCAACCAACCTGTTGATCTTAAAGTCTTTGTTAAGTCTTGTAGGCATGATGACCACAACACCGTTTTCAGACTGCCAAACATTAGGCCCAGTTGGAGACCCAGAGACAAGTGCCATAGTTGGAAACTTCTTGTTTTCCTCTTTGAGCACAAAGTCTTTGAGTTTAGCCAGGTATTTTGTGTTAAAGCTGACCGGCTCACTTAGATCAAAACCAGAACTAACAACACGTTGCCAATCTGGAAAACTTCCTTCAAGTACAGGTAGTCTGGTGGCTACATTATCACCGTCTTCATCGGTTTGGACCAGATACAGCTGTTGTGGAAAAGGATCAATGGTTCCGTCAGCAGAGGCGTCCATATCAACCAAGTCCACTCTTTTAGAATCCGTTTTCTTTAATTGTGTGAAAACAGGATTAAGTTTTTTAGAGTTTTCTTGATAAACATTTAAGATGACGTCTTTGAAAGCTACATGAGCAAACGCCTCTTTATCCTCATATACACAAAGATAGTGTCCATTGGTTGCTACGATATATACTCCACCGCCCGGTCTCTGTCTCTTTTGAATAAAAACCCCGTTTAAGTAGTAACGTACATCTCCCTTTGCGGCAAAAAGGCACGCACGGGCCAACATTTCTCCGTTTAAGTTATCGATATTATTTGTCATATTAATACTCCCTTATTTAATTAATATTGCCCCCAATTATATAGTATTTGTCGTATATATTCAACTGTTCTGATATACTTTCCTTACTGTGGCGAAAAAAGAATCTTTATTTTGGAAAAAAGTTAAGTCGAATTTAAAAACGTTCGAGCTAATCCGTATAGAATCGTGGACTAATCAAGGGATTCCCGATGTTTTAGGCGTATCTCCGGACAACATCTATTTCACAGCTGAGCTCAAAGTAACCGAAAGTAATAAAGTTTCCTTCTCGCCACATCAAATTGCATACCATAAGCTAAGAGAAAAAGCCCCGGCATTTATCTTGGTCCAGGGGCTCTCGAAGAAGTACCCCAGAAAATATGGCTTGTATCTCTTTTCGGCTGACCAAATAGAGTCGTTGGTCGTCCTTGGACTCAAAACACCTGCTCTTTTGTCCTTTGACCAAGGTTCTTGGTCCGAGTTTGAAGAAGCTTGGTCAAAGGTCATTAAACGACCGATCAGTCGGTTCCTGATCCTTCCTTAATGCTTGCTTGTCTTTTCTGAGAGACGACCCGTCTTCAGGGCCCATTGCTGTGTTGCGCACACCCGTGGTATTTGCTTGCTTGTCTTTTCTGAGGAAAGGAGCTGGGACCCTGCCGGGGTTACGCCGTGCCTGCTTGTCTTTCCAGTCGGCGAAAAGACAAGCAGCCTGGGCCAGAAGGACACGGATGGCTAGGGCTTGCTTGTCTTTTCTATCTAAAAAGGATCAGGGCCCGCTTCTTCCTGGAAGAGGCTTGCTTGTCTTTTCTATCTAAAAAGGATCAGGGCCCGCTTCTTCCTGGAAGAGGCTTGCTTGTTTTTTCGGGGGGAGAAAAGACAATGGGCCCTGGTAAAACCTGGGCTTGCTTGTCTTTTCTATCTAAAGAAAGTTTCCCCTGGCAGCAGGAGCTGCCTGACTCTCGGATCGGCGGGGGAGAAAAGACCGCTTGCTTGTCTTTTCTATCTAAAAGAGCTGCGGGGACGCTTCAGGGCGTGCTTCGGATCGGGAAATAAAAAACCCCCGACATTTCTGTCGGGGGTTCTTGGTCGGTTGGCTAGGGTTAGAAGTTGCGCTATTTTTATTCTAACCTTAGTTAACTGCAACACCTAGCCAACGGGACTTTGCGGTTAGTCTATTGTCGCTAAAAATCCAATGAGTGCGATAATAAAAGCCAAACCAATGACAACCACTAAAGCGTGTTCAGCTAACATATCTCAAATCCTCCGCAGTTCTTGACGAAGGTATGAAACTCTCGAACATTTGACACTTCAAACGGGTAGCCAGTATCGAAGTGCTTACGCTCTCCTTTACCACCACAGCCGTTGCAGTCGCCTCGCACATACTCATCATCTCGTTGACCAGTACCGTCGCAAATATCACACTTGACCAACGGCAATCTTTCAATGGCCTTGTCGTATTCTTTCTTATACTCCTCAACACCACCGTTCAAAAGTTCGTGCGCCAAAGCGTTGGCAATATACTTACACCTTTCAGCGTCAATAACATGCCCAGAGTTGTGATGTCCAGCGTCAAGATCTTCTTCGGTGATAACCTCAGAACAAAGGTTGGCAACATAATTCCAAAGCGGTCGCCAGTACCAAACATTGTTTCTAAAGTATTGACCAGATAATGATTGACCTTCCCAATACGCCTTCCAATCTTCCGAATCAAAGTCGTCGTGGTTAGGTTGTGCTGGTGCAGTTGTTGTTGGATTCAATCCATAAACGTCCATTCCCATATCGTTCTCCTTATTATTGTTAAGTTGTGTGGCATTGTTTAGGAATAATTTTAATGAGATTTCCTTGTCCGAATTTAATCTTGTTTCTCAACCACTCCGTTATTATACAAAAAATCTCATATAAACACAACCTTGTTTTTTCCGTCGGTCGCCCAAAGACAAGCAAGATTTGATGCTTGCTTGTCTTTTCTATCTAAAAGAGTTTCCGGAGCTGCCGGACGCAGGGCGTGCTTCGGATCGGGAAATAAAAAAGGGCCACCTTTCGGTGGCCCTTCCAACACTATAACAAGGAGGCTTAGTGTTTAGTTTTTTCTTTTGCCTCTGCTACTTCCAAAGCGTCTAGTGCATACTTGTCAGCATGTCTAACTGCTTCCCTTATTATATCCATAGCTTCCTCTCTTTCTTCAGCATCATCTGCTAAAGCACAGAGAATGAAACCGCACACATGCTTGATTAAGTGCTCTATCAACATCGACGCATCGGTTGCTTCCCCTGTTTTCTCACCTCTCTTTTTAGTAAGGTCTAACATAGTTTCGCCCAATGCTTCTACAGATGTTTGTGTGATTTTAAACACTTCTTCGTATTCTTTTTCGTAGTCGTCCATATTCTTTCCTTGTTATTAGTTAAGTTGTGTGGCTAGACTTTTCTACTTGTTGAGCTTTTAACTCTAAGCCTTTAACTCTAGCCACCCCGTTATTATACGAAAAATCCTATACAAATACAACCACTTGCTTGTTTTTTCGGGCGGGAAAAGACAAGCGACGCGGGCCTTCAGGCTAGCGAAACGAAGTGCTCGCTTGTCTTTTCTATCTAAAAGAACTACGGCCTGCTGTCCAGGATCTGCTTGCTTGTTTTTTCGGGCGGGGAAAGACAAGCAATGCCGGGCCTGTGCGAAGCGAAAAGGCTAGGCAAAGCAACGCGCTTGCTTGTCTTTTCTATCTAAAAGAACGTGCTGGCCTGCAGCACGGCGTCGGATCGGGCAATAAAAAATCCCCCGCCATTTCTGACGGGGGATTTGAGGCATTTGTTACCTAATGGTTGCCATGATACAGACAACAGCGAACAGAACGACGCCTATGCCAAACAGGATAAAATATAAATCAATCATGGGCTTTCCTCCATTGGTGAACGCGCATCTCTGCTATTTTAATCATGGCCATATCTCTATCTATTCCAAAGCTGAGCATTACGCCAGTTATCATTAATTGCATTTCTTGACTGTTGTCGTTATAGACTTCATCAATGATGCGTTCCTCTTGTTCTATGTTGTGTAGATTACTCATTGAACATCCTCGTTGTTAAGTACATCTAAGATTCTACGCGACCTATCCCATAAGTCAAGCCTAAATGCGTTGTTTAAAAACAAACACCAATATAAAATAATTATTGACATATCCTATAAAATCATTAAGATAGTAAGAGTAGGCAATTAAGCCTACCAATAAAAAAGGGGGCTAAAATGCCAAATGAAATAACAAACGTAAACGACGTACCAATGATGGCTATAGCGTGCGATCTCGATAGAGACGACATCAAAGTAGTGATGAGTTTAATCAAACTCTTAGCCAGTAAAAATCAAGGCAACATTGACCACAATGTCCAATTTGCCATTGATACCATTACTGATACTTTGGACAACGCACCAAGGATTACCAACGATGGATAGTTGGCTTTATAGCGACTGGAAAATAGCAGACGCAGACTCAACTGAGTCTGCGTCCTCTATAAAACGCAGTTGTAGTGGTGAGCATGAATATAGAACAGGCCTTTGTGTGCTACATCTACCAACAGCTGTTGTTGATGAGTTGTTCGATGTTCACGATCATCAAGTGTCTATGCAAGACAATGGAATCGCGCCTTATGGTAGAGATCAATCAATGAATACAGCCAAAGGTGTACCAAACTTGCTAAAACTGGTGACTAATACTAATCAATTTGGAAAATAACAGGGGGGATAGTTGAAAATGATCTACTTAGATAAAACACTAGATAAACTAGAACTTGATTTAGAATCGTTGGAATCTATGATTCACATAATGGAAGCTGGTGATTACACAACCTACCTTTCAATGTGTAAGGAACGTAAGATACTAGCGAGAATTATTCATGTTGCGAAAGCAATCATCTCTGAGAACGGGATTGACTTAGACATCTAACCAATAAGCCCTTAGAGCGCCTCTAACGCACTCTAAGGGCGCTTGCTACTCAAATCGGCGGCCCAGACAAGCTAGCAATAGGGGGGGATAGAACCTTTGCAATTAGGCATACTTGTACTAATTGAATATACAAAGGGGCTATCCCCCCCTATTGCTAGCTTGTCTATTATCTTCTAAAGAGCAGAAAACAGACGGGTACAGAATATTCAGAATATTTGACATTTTTTAATCCCTTTTATATAACAAAAAGGGTCTAGGAGTCCCTGGTCGAAGGAAAAATTTTTTATATGAAAAAAACTTGCATCACTTGCCAAAGGGAACTTTCCAATGAAAAGTACACCGGCAAGCGAAACGTCTGTAAGCGATGCACCTCTTTTAAAAGAAACGCGGCAAGGAATCATACGCCGGAATCCTATCTCGCTGTCGTTTTTAGTAAACTCAAGGCAGCTAGGAAAAGCATGGAATGGGACATTTCCTTAGCGCATATTAAAAAACTTTGGCAGAAACAACGTGGGCGCTGCGCTTTGTCCGGGGTGTTTATGACCTGGCAAGGGGGTGAAGGCAAACAGGATCTTAATGCCAGTATTGATAGAAAAGATCCTAATAAAGGCTATATAATAGGAAACATTCAACTGGTGACACAACGAGTCAATATAATGAAACACACCCTGGGAGAAGGAGAACTGTATTGGTGGTGCAAAAACATAGTAACAACAAAAGAGACAGGTAATGCCGATTAAATTTAAACCAACAGAAAAGCTCTTTGATCGCCGGACAGGAAAGACCAAGGTCGTTTATTATTGGATGAAAGGCACTTCGACCAAGGACCTGTTGTCGTATATAAACAACCCTAATTCAAAAAAGAAGCACATTAATAAATGCAAAAAGGAACTGAATCGACGTATAATGTAGATATTGACTTGGATCGTTTAGCAGAGCAATACCCTGATGCGACTAAGGAATTAATTGAACTAACAGAGGCGTTAAACGCTAAACAACTCCAACGCAATGGCGCAGAAAGCTTTCTGACGTATGTCAAACACATGTGGCCAGACTTTGTTGAAGGTCGACACCACCAAATATTTGCTGAGAAGCTCGAACGAGTCGCACGCGGAGAGCTGAAACGGCTTATTATCAATATGCCTCCCAGACACACGAAGAGTGAATTTGCTTCCACTTACTTCCCGTCATGGATTTTAGGCAGAAACCCAAAGTTAAAGGTCATGCAGATTACGCACACCGCTGAACTTGCCTTTCGTTTTGGACGGCGCGTCCGAGATATTATTGACTCGCCTGATTATCAAGGAGTTTTTCCAGGGGTGGCGCTAAAAGCCGATAGTAAATCTGCAGGACGTTGGGAAACCAACGGGGGAGGCGAAGCGTTTTATTCTGGTATTGGCGGTGCCGTTACCGGACGGGGGGCAGATTTATTGGTACTCGATGATATTCACTCGGAGCAAGACGCTTTGAGTCCAACGGCCCTGGACAATGCGTGGGAATACTATTCTTCAGGCCCTCGCCAAAGACTACAACCCGGTGGTGCTATTGTTATTGTGATGACGAGATGGAGCACCAAAGACTTAACTGGGAGACTGCTTAGCAAACAGGTCGAAGATCATGCCGATCAATGGGAAGTCGTAGAATTTCCAGCTATTTTCCCTGAATCTGGCAAAGCGCTATGGCCGGAATATTGGAGACTTGAAGAGCTCCAAGGGGTAAAAGCCTCACTTCCGGTGTCTAAATGGGAAGCCCAGTGGATGCAAAACCCGACTTCGGAAGAAGGGGCGATACTAAAAAGAGAGTGGTGGAAAAAATGGAACAAAAAAGAAGTGCCAGAAATGCACTACGTCATTCAAAGCTACGACACAGCGTTTTCCAAAAAAGAAACAGCGGACTATTCAGCTATTACTACTTGGTGTGTGTTCCAACCTGAAGAAGGCTCACCACGACCGGCATTATTACTCCTGGACAGCAAAAAAGGGCGGTGGGATTTTCCTGAACTCAAACGAGTGGCCTACGATCAGTACAGTTATTGGGACCCCGACACCATTATTATTGAAGCCAAAGCCTCCGGTATGCCGCTTACTGACGAATTGCGAGCAGCGGGGATTCCTGTAGTGAATTACTCCCCTGGTAAAGGGCAAGATAAAATTGCGCGTGTAAATTCTGTTGCACCAATTCTGGAATCGGGCATGGTGTATGTACCAGACACCCGTTGGGCGGAAGAACTGGTTGAAGAATGTGCCGCTTTTCCGTTTGGCGACCACGACGATTTGGTGGATTCGACCACGCAAGCGTTGTTGCGCTATCGACAAGGCGGCTTTATTGGGTTAGAATCGGATTACGATATGCAGGACAATAATCCACGCAGAATTAAAGAATATTACTAGGAGAGATCAGTGAAAGCTAAAAAAGGTGAGGTAATCAAAGACCAAGGGTTTGTTCCTTATGCAAAACAAAAAACCATGGCAACCAGCAAAGGACCAAAACCCGGCGCAGGGAAAGGTAAATCAAGAGGCAAAGGCGCAGCAGAACGCGGCACTAATTTTACAGGCGTCTACTAATGGCAATTAGAAGTCTACTTACTAAAGGCATTGGGTCTTTGCTTAAAAGAAAGCCCAAGCCCAACCGTCGACTGACCCCGGAAGAAATAGCGGAGAGAAAAGCCAAGGAACAAGAGGAACGGGTACTGGGTGAATACATGCGCTATAAATATGCCTCCCCTGTCAGAAGCCCTGGAACCACAGCCATGCGAGCCAAGAAAGTCGGAGACGAAACCATGGAAATGATTAAAGATTCAGTTATGAAAATGGATCTTCCAGCAGATAAAAAAGTAGAAGCGATTAAATCAGCAGCAACAGCTGTTAGAAATGCAGATTCTGCTGCACTTGCTAAAGCAAATCCAGCTCAACTTTCTATGGACATTATAAAAATGATAGGAGCAACAGGCGCAGGTTTTGTAGGAGGCGCAATGATGGAAGGAGCGGCCAGAGAAGGCAGACTTCCTGAAATGATACAAGACTCTTTTTTGGTTAAACCAGAGTTCAGAGGCATGAGAGATACAGGCGATGCTGTTGGTAAAATGATGGGCGCAACAATGATGGGAGCATCAGCAGGAGGCGGTTATGACGAACCTGACCCAGAACCCGGACTTGAAGAAGGTTCAATAGCGGACTTATTGCTTTTCAACAGACTGTTTGGGGACTAACTAATGCCCAACCCAGTTAAAGCAGCAAAAGGCATAGCGTCTTTGTTTGATAGAACAGAAGACCCTACGATGCTGGCAATAGAAAAGCTCCAGCGGTTGAAAAAACATGGGCGAGCGCCCTATGTTGGATCCCCGAAAATACAAGGGGACTCCACCAGAAACTATGAGTGGATTCACCAGCATTTGCACAAAGGCGACGACCAGAAAAGCATACACCTTCTTGCAAAAATCATTAAAGCTGCAAATCCCGACATTGAAGACATGGCGGCACTAACCTATGCTCAAAACACGATTATGAGTCTTCGTAACGTTCAAAAGAAAAGCTTGGGAGGAGACATGAAAGAAAAAAGATTCTACGATCAAAGGGCTAACGAGATAAACCGAGAAATAAAAGATATAATTGAACTAGCGAAAGAAACCGACTACAAGAGAGGTCTTTCTGATAAGCCATACGTCCTTGGAGCTGCGTTAGCACCAGCCCTTGCAAAAATGGCAGAGGCAACGATGGTGCCAGAACCGAGCTTCGGAGAGAAAACAGGTGAGTTTCTAATGGACTGGTTACAACCTCTTCCTAGGTCCTGGGGCCAAGCTGATCCAAAAATGAGGGTAGACTAATGGCAATGATTGGCGGAAATAAGCCGACGAACATAGATCGAATTTCTGATCTAATCGACTTGGAAGTCGAGGACGGACAAACGGTCGAGATCGAAGAACCAGGGACCATGGACAATGGTGCTGCGGTTTCTTTTATAGAAGACGGTTCAGCAGAAATAAACTTTGGTCCAGAAGAGATGGACGTGCAAGCAGATATTCCGTTTGAGGCCAATTTAGCAGAATATATTGATGAATCCGAACTGGGACGAATTGCCAACGAGCTGGTTGGTGATTTTGAAGACGACCATTCCAGCAGACAAGATTGGGAACAAACCTATGTCGAAGGACTTAATCTACTTGGTTTCAAATATGAAGATCGTGAACGACCGTTTCCAGGCGCAAGCGGTGTCACCCACCCCCTCCTAGCAGAATCAGTTACACAATTCCAAGCCCAAGCCTTTAAAGAGCTGCTTCCAGCAAAAGGACCGGTAAAAACCAGAATTATGGGGCTTGAAAACCCAGATAGTGAGGCTCAAGCGCAACGCGTGCAAGAGTTTATGAACTACCAAATCACGACAATAATGCAGGAATACACCCCTGAAATGGACCAATTACTGTTTTATTTGCCCCTAGCCGGTTCTGCTTTTAAGAAAGTTTATTTTGATCCCAGCAAACAAAGAGCAGTCAGCACTTTTGTACCCACTGAAGATTTAGTTGTTCCGTACACAGCCAGTGACATTGAAACGTGCGAGCGCGTAACCCATGTTGTAAAAATGACGTACAACGAAGTGCGAACACAACAAGTAGCAGGTTTTTATCGAGACATTACCCTAGAGGCCAGCGAAACAAATATCGCTAGCAAGCCAAAAGACAAAGTAGACGAGCTCGAAGGGCTGAGCACAGGAACAAATGAAATGATGTATGAGCTCCTAGAGTTTCATGTATCCATGGACATACCTGGTTTTGAAGATCCTGATGGTTTTCATCTCCCATACATAATAACCGTCGATCGAACATCAAACCAGGTTCTAGCGATCCGTAGAAACTATAATCCGAACGATCCACTGAAAACAAAAATTCAATACTTCGTTCATTACAAGTTTCTCCCTGGCTTGGGTTTCTACGGATTCGGCTTAATTCACATGATTGGAGGACTCTCCAAAACAGCCACCGGAGCACTAAGACAATTAATCGATGCTGGAACACTCGCTAATCTTCCCGCTGGATTTAAAGCCAGAGGGCTTAGAATCCGAGACGACGAGACTCCACTAGAGCCGGGTGAGTTTAGAGATGTCGATGCACCTGGAGGCGCACTTCGAGATTCTTTAGTACCTCTTCCTTATAAAGAACCGTCACAAACTCTGCTTGCATTAATGGGTTCGTGCGTGGAAGCAGGTCAAAGATTTGCTTCACTGGCTAACCTACAAATTGGCGAAGGCAATCAAGAACTTCCTGTTGGAACCACCATGGCACTCTTGGAGCAAGGCACACGAGTTATGTCCGCGGTCCATAAGCGATTGCACTATGCACAAAAAACAGAGTTTCAAATACTTGCAAGATTGTTCGCAGAATTTTTACCACCAGAGTATCCGTATCAAGTAGCTGGTGGGGATCAAATGATAAAACAACAAGACTTTGACGGTCGCGTTGATGTCATTCCAGTCTCTGATCCGAACTTCTTTTCCATGAGTCAAAGAATCTCGCTTGCGCAACAAGAGCTACAATTGGTTCAAAGCAATCCAGAAATACACAATATTAAAGAATCCTATCGCCGTATGTATGAAGCGTTAGGCTCAGAAAACATTGACGCACTATTAATGCCCGATCCACCACCTCCCGCTCCTGTGGACCCGGCGCAAGAAAATGGTGCGGCACTTATGGGTGCTCCTGCTACAGCGTTCCCTGAACAGGAACACATGACGCATATCGAGGCGCACCTAACCTTATTGGAAAGCCCTGTGGCTATGATGAATCCGGCAACAATGCCGTCCATGGTTTCACACATCTTTCAGCACATATCACTGGAAGCGCAAAAGATTGCCGACCAACAAATGCCGGAACAACAGCCTATGCCACCAGGAGCAAACGGTATGATGCCACCACAAATGCAAGAAGGGGGACCGGTGCCCCCTCCACCTAATCCAGAAAAAGAAGCACTTAAAGCACAAATTGAGCTACAATTAATGGAAACAGTAATGCCTGCACTTGAGGAAATCTTGACACCACCTGATGACGGAGTGGTAAAACTAAAAGCGCAAGAGCTGCAGCTCAGAGCACAAGAAAATCAAGACGATAAAGAAATCGCTGAGAAGAAACTTGCTTTAGATAAAGCAAAACTTAGGCAGAAGGACGAGTCTGAAGAAGAAAAGCTAAAATCTCAAGAAGACATAGCTGTTCTGAAGATGCGAATGGAAGAAGAGAAAATCAGTTCTCAAGAAGACATGGCCGCACTTAAAGCCAGTGTAGAAAGAGAACGCATAGCCAAAGACAAGAAAGAGGATAAAAAAGATGGCAAGTAGGTTTATGGGAAACAAAAAGATGATGCCTGGTCCGGGCATTATGTCTATGCTCCCTGAAAGCAGACCTATAAGACCACCAAGAGAACTTATTTCTCCTTTAGGCCCAGCTGATAAACCTATGAGATTGCCTCCAGCTCCTTCTATGCAAGGACTAGCAGGGCTTCAAGAAAGACTCGGCTCATTAGAAAGTAGGGAAAGGTTTGACCCAACAGGTATTCAAGAGCAAATTGCTGAGTTACAAGGAAGACAAATGTTTGACCCTTCAGGGCTACAAGCAAGAATAGGTGATTTGGAAGGCCGACAAATGTTTGATCCAAGCGGTTTAAAATCGAGACTCGGCGCATTAGAAAGCAGAGAAATGTTTGATCCAACAGGTCTTCAAGAACAAATCGCTGAACTGCAAGGAAGACAAATGTTTGATCCAACAGGTCTTCAAGAACAAATCGCTGAACTGCAAGGAAGACAAATGTTTGATCCAACAGGTCTTCAAGAACAAATCGCTGAACTACAAGGAAGACAAATGTTTGATCCAACAGGTCTTCAAGAACAAATTACCGCTCTCCAAGAAGCGCGTCCAAATGTTCCGCCTTCTTTGATGGGTATAACAATGGACCCTGCGCCAGACCCTATAACAGGAGACAGGTATCCAGTAATTAGTATAGAAGAGGAACCAGTTGTAGATTTTAAAAAAGACCCGGTTCCTGCTATGTCCATGGTTGAACAACTACAACAAATGATTGCTGATATGCAAGCACAACAACAAACACAGGCGGCACAACAACAAGAACAAGCTGCAGCAAGAGCTGCCCAAGAAGCAGAAATGAGCAAACAATATTTGATTCCTGCTGGACCACAGGGGTATAATCCTTATTTAAGTGGCCAGTATCAAGGAGACCCATACGGAGCTCAAGGAGTTCCGAGTATGGGGGGAATAACAACGATACCGGTACCAGAGGACTATTTAGGAGTTTAAAATAGACATATTAGATTTCGCGACGGCTGTAACGCGCGCAATAGGAAGAAAAGAACAGCAAATACAAGAAATGATGACCAATGGTGAAACAAAAGATTGGTCTCATTATCAAAACCTTGTTGGTCATATCGAAGCGCTGAACTTCATTCGCGAAGAAATTAGAACGATTCTAAAAAATCAGGACATAGAAAATGGTTAATCCAGCGCTACAAGAAAAATGGGACAAAGAAGAGGCAGAAAAATCAGCCTTAGAAAAAGCCTATGACGAAGGGGCAACTCTAAACCCCGAAAAAATAGAGACTTCATTATTAGATCAGCTTCCAGATCCAACTGGATGGCGAATTATGATTCTTCCATATAGAGGCAAAAGAACCACAAAGGGAGGAATTGAATTAACAGACGAAACGCTTGGAAGGCAACAAATAAGTACCGTTTTAGGATATGTCCTAAAAGTAGGTCCTTTGGCCTATAGCGGAGAAAGATTTTCTACTGGACCTTGGTGCGAAGAAGGGGATTGGGTATTGTTTGGACGATACGCCGGTTCTCGTTTTCAAATTGAGGGCGGTGAAATAAAAATACTCAACGATGATGAAATCATTGCCAGAGTAGCAGACCCAGAAGCAATTCTGCATCAATTTTAACATGAGGAAAGACCCATGCCAAAACATAAACTAAACCTAAACCCTGCGGAAGAACTTGTACCCATTGACGATTCAGGTCCTGAAGTAGACGTAGAACTTCCAGAAGACGCCGTTCCTTCTTTTGAGGCTGTAACGCCTTCAAAATCTATTTTGGAGAATGAACCGGAAGAAGCTGTCGAAGTTGTAGAAGAAAAAGACGAGCACGAAGAATATAGCAAGAACGTAAAAAAACGAATAGACAAGCTGACAGGTAAGTTGCGCGAAGCAGAAAGAAGAGAACAAGCAGCGACACAATACGCAAAAAATGTACACAAGGAAAACGCGACATTAAAAGAGCAGAAGCAGAACATAGACAGTAACTATATAATTGCGGAAGCGAATCGAATCACCGCTGAAACCGAGGCAACAAAAAACTTATTAAAATCAGCAAACGAAGAACAAAACACTGAAAAACAAGTTGAAGCTCAGCAAAAACTAGCTGCTCTTGCAGTAGAGGCCCAACGCGTACAGGCACTCAATCAAAGTAGAGCGGTTCAAGAGCAACAACTTTCAGCACCACAACAATTTACACAGGACTTCTCACAAGAACAACAGCGCCCAGCGCCTCCTGATCCTAAAGCAGAAGCTTGGGCAGAAGACAACTCTTGGTTTGGCGACGACAGAGCCATGACCATGACGTCTTTTGTAATTCACCAGGATCTTCTCAACGAAGGGTTTGACGCGACGAGCGATGAGTATTATAGTGAGATAGATAAACGGATTCGTGACGAGTTTCCACACCGCTTTGGTGGTGGGGAATCTGGTCAGCAAAACCGACCCGTTCAAGCGGTGGCACCTGCAAAACGCAGTGCTAAAACTGGACGCAAGTCTGTGAGACTCACACCTTCACAGGTCGCAATAGCAAAAAAATTGGGTGTGCCTTTAGATGAATACGCGAAATATGTTGAATAACGTGGAGACAACAATGCAAAAAAATAATAAAGTCGACGCAAGTCGCGAACCACGCGAAGCCCAGACTCGCGAGAAAAAAGCAGCGAGAAAACCTTGGGCACCACCATCCGCTTTGGATGCACCGAATCCTCCTGAAGGATACGTTCACCGTTGGATCAGAATGGAAGTAAGAGGCTTTGACGATCGCAAGAATGTCATGGCAAAACTTCGTGAAGGGTGGGAGCCTGTGAGAGCAGACGAATACCCAGATTTTGATGCTCCAGTGGTAGAGGACGGCAAATTTCAAGGAGTAATCGGAGTTGGAGGATTGATTCTCTGCCGGATTCCAGTCGAGACTGTAGAAGAAAGAAAAGCCTTTTTCACTGCAAAGGAACAAGGTCAAATGGACGCTGTAGACAACGATATGATGAAGGAAGGAAGTCATTCCAGCATGTCAATTAGTAAACCTAATAGACAATCTCGCGTAACAATTGGCGGAACTCAAGGTTCATCGAACTAAGGGTTCTTAATTTTAATTCTTGAAATAGAGGAAAGTTTAAATGGCAAATGTAGACAAGGCCTTTGGGCTAAGACCTTATAAAGGTCTTAATGTCGGATCCGCTGTTCAGGAAGCAAACAAATATAATATTGATCCATCAGGATATGGCACAAGCATCTTCCAAGGTGATTTGTGTATATTCGCAGGTGGATATATCAACAGAGCGGCAGCTGGTTCTGCTAATCTAGTTGGTGTGTTTTCACACTGTTATTATGTTGCTACTGACGGCACGCCTACCTTTAAGAATTACTATCCAGCCAGCACAACGGCACTAGGCAGTGGCGCCATAGAAGCATATATCTATGACGACCCTAACCAAATGTTTGTTGTTCAAGCGGACGGTGCTTCAGCCGTTACATGTATAGGCAGAAATGCTGATACTGACGGTATTGGTGGTAGTACGACAACAGGTGTCTCCACACGCGAACTGGACTCTAGCACTATAGCAACAACGCAGGCACTACAGCTTAAAATCGTTGGTGTTGTTCAAGATGATATTAATGGGGATCTCACGGCGGATAATGCAAATTTGGTTGTAATAATCAACGAGCACGCTTATAGAGGTCCTGTTGCAGGAACTTAGGAGTAATTTAAATGGCAATTAGCAGAGCGCAATTGGTTAAAGAGTTGCTTCCAGGCCTGAACGCATTATTTGGACTTGAGTACGACAGATATGACAGAGAACATGAAGAAATTTATGACATGGAGTCAAGTGATCGTGCTTTTGAAGAAGAAGTAATGTTGACAGGTTTTGATACCGCACCCGTTAAGTCAGAAGGAGCAGGAGTAGCTTTTGACCAAGCGCAAGAAGCGTTTACATCAAGATATACTCACGAAACGATAGCATTGGCCTTCTCAATTACTGAAGAAGCAGTGGAAGATAATCTGTATGACAGACTATCTGCAAGATATACTAGAGCACTTGCTCGAAGTATGGCTAACACGAAGCAAGTTAAAGCAGCATCTGTGTTAAATAGAGCGTTCAATTCAAGTTATCCAGGCGGCGACACGAAAGAGCTTTGCGCAACAGACCACCCAACTGTGGGCGGTGCTAATCTGCGTAATGAGCTTTCTACAGCAGCTGACCTAAGTGAAACTTCATTAGAACAAGCACTAATTGACATTGCAGCTTTTACTGACGAGCGTGGTTTGAAAGTGGCTTTACAAGGAATGAAAATGATTATTCCTAAAGAGCTACAATTCACCGCTGACAGAATATTGATGAGCCCTGGCAGAGTTGGTACTTCAGACAATGATATTAATGCTGTTAAGAATATGGGCATGGTCCCTGAAGGATATACAGTTAATCATTATCTAACCGACACTGATGCTTGGTTCATAAAGACTGATTGTCCGAACGGATTCAAAATGTTTGATCGTTCACCAATCAGAACTTCTATGGAAGCTGATTTTGACACCGGTAATGTGCGCTATAAGGCTAGAGAAAGATACTCTTTTGGATGGAGTGATCCAAGAGCAGTATTCGGTAGCCCTGGAGCATAACCTAATATGGAACCCCGCCGGGGGTTTCTTACTCAACCCGGCACACTTTCTCTTTCTTTTTCACATCTTTCCAAGTAGTATAGTTATTGTATCTAGGAGTAACTTGTCCTACAGACTGACCTAGCAGACAAGCCAAGACGGTAGGACTTATTTTTTTCTTAGGAGGAAAATTATGGCTAAATCAACCTTTTCGGGACCAGTTAAATCATTGGCTGGTTTTATTTCCGCAGGAAACGCTAACGTAGTTAGTTTGACTGCTGACACATCTTTGACCGTGGCTTCGCACGCGGGCAAAGTCTTGATAACCAATGACGCAGACGGTAAGTTCACACTACCTTCAATTGTTGCAACTGCACCAGGCAGTGACGACGATCCTAACCAAACCAATAATCTAGGCGCTACTTTTACATTTATAGTTGTTACAGCAGCGACAGATATGGACATACTGACCGACGGCACAGATAAATTTGTGGGCGGTCTTTATACTGGAGTCGATGATGCAACAGGTAAGACCTTTATATCTGGCTCAAGTAATGATGTTATTACTATGAACGGAAGCACTAAGGGCGGACTTGCTGGTAGTATTGTAAAAGTAACCGCGATGGCTTCTGCTAAGTATGCTGTTGAAGGACTCATTCTTGGATCAGGAACTATAGTAACACCATTCGCAGATTCGTAGGAGGTAACACATGGCTGATTCAGTCACAGGACCAACTATTCAATACGACTACGATAAGAAACTGGTTACATATTGTTCTGTTTATTCAGATGGAACAGGCAGTAGCACAACATTAGTTGATGTTTCTGCTTTGAACCAGTCTGCTAATAAAGAAACATGTGCTCATGTAGCGCTGAACAAAATCTGGTACACCTGTAGTGGAGCGCCTGACGCGCCAGCATCTCTTGATTGGGACGCAACTACAAACGTTACCTTTTTGACTTTGGCATACGATAACATGTTCGATTTTAGTTCTATTGGAGGTCTGGTCAATACGGAGGCATCGGGATATACAGGAGACGTTCTTTTAGTAATTCCGTCAACTGCTGATGCTGGAAACGAGTACACGGTTTGGTGTGAGTTTAATAAATATTACGAAGCACCTAATAACTAGGAGTAAAATATGCCGGGACTAACAAATAGAAGAAGAGCAATACAAGAAGGAAAAGATTGGACTAAGCCTAATTCCAAGGCTAAAGGCTATAAGTACGGTGGCATGATTGTAGGAGGAGGAAGTGGAAGGATCCCAGGAGTATCCGAGTCTATATCAAGAGCAACCAAAAGTACCAGTAAGCGAAAGAGTCCTATAAGAGGCTACAAAAGCGGCGGTAAAGTCAAGTCTCGTAGGCCTTAATCATGGCGACTTCAGGAACAACGACATTCGACTTGAGTGTCGATGAGATTATTGAAGAAGCATACGAGCGATGTGGAATTGAACTTCGTACTGGGTACGATTTAGAAACTGCACGTCGTTCGTTAAACCTTATGATTGCAGAATGGGCAAATAGAGGGCTCAATCAGTGGTTAATTGTTAAAAATAATTTTACAGTTACTGAAGGCACAAACTATGTTGATCTCGGCACAGATGTTATAGACATAACATCGGCTGTCATTCAAAGAGATAACACAGATTTTCAACTTGAGCGTATAAGTAGGTCTGATTTCTTATACACACCAGAAAAAGCAGACAAAGCTAAACCAACTCAGTTTTTCTTAGAAAGACACATAACACCTAGAATTTATTTATATCCGACACCGGAGAACTCTACAGACGTTGTTTATTATTACGCTTTAACTCGTATGCAAGACGTAGGGGATTATACAAACACTATGGAGACAGTTTTTCGTTTTCTTCCATGTATGACCGCTGGTTTGGCTTATTACATAGCAATAAAAAGAGCACCAGACAGAGTACAAATGTTAAAGCAAATATATGATGAGGAGTTTGATCGGGCTGCTTTTGAAGACATTGATTCAGTAAGCTCTAAATTTGTACCGCCAAGAGTGGTGATATAATGGCTTTTTCGGCGGGCAAATATGCTTGGGGTATTTGTGACATTTCTGGACAAAGATACAGACTAAAAGACATGAAAATGCAGTGGAACGGTCTTCGTGTTGGTCCAGATCAGTTTGATACAAAACACCCACAACTAGACCCTCCTCATTTTGCAACAGACCCACAAGCTTTAAGAAACCCAAGACCTGACAGAACAGAACCTGTTGCCGAAGCTTTATTGACCAATAATCCTTTTCTTTCAACAGCGGGAAGTGCGGTTATTAAAGTTTTTGAAGATGACCATGGTCGAAGTACCGGGAACAAAGTACGTTTTAGAGGAGCCGAGGCTTTTGACGGGTTCACCGTTGCAACGTTGACTGATCCAGACGCGTATGCAATTACAAAAGTCAACGACGACACCTATACTTTTTCAGCTGTTACTGGAACAGGCACAAGTGGGGCAAGAGGCGGAGGAGCCTTCGTTTCAGTGGGTCCAGCCCAGGCGTTGTTGCCTTTAAATCCGTTTAGAACAGCGGCTTCGGGAGAAAACGCTATAATTCATGTGACCGAGTTCAAGCACAACAGGACCACGGGCGACACAGTTCGTTTTCGCAGCACCGAAGCGTTTGATGGAATAACAACAACCGTGCTTGAAAGCTCAAATGGGTATACAATAACTGTTGTGGACGACAACGAATATAAATTTACTTCAACAGGAACCGCTACAACCGGTGATATTACCGGTGGCGGATCTACAGCAACAGCAGGGCCAACATCGTGAGTTTTACCTATAGTGGAATGAAAACAGCGATTCAGAACTACATGGACAGTTCTGAAACAACGTTTACCAATACGCTTGACACCTTTATTAAGCAAGCGGAAAACCGTATATTTAATACGATTGAGCTTAATGTTTTTCGTAAAAACGTCACAGGAACCGCTTCATCAGGAAACCAGTACCTATCCGCGCCTACGGATTTTGTTGCACCTTTGAGCTTGGCTGTGTTGGATAGTGACAGCAAATACACTTATTTGTTGTTGAAACACCCTAGTTTTATGCGTAATTACACGCAAGCAGCGTCAACGACCGGAGTACCCAAGTATTATGGTCAATTTGACGATGACACCTTTATTCTAGCGCCGACCCCCAACGCTAATTTAACGTTTGAACTGCATTATTTGTACCAACCTGCTTCGCTAACCGCAGCGGGCGACAGTGGCACAACTTGGATTTCAGACAATACCCCAGATTTATTGCTGTACGGCTCTCTTGTAGAGGCGAGCATTTTCTTAAAACAGGACCTTAATGAGACCAATATGTTTGAACAGCGTTTTCAAGAAAACCTTGTTCGAGTTAAAAATTTAATGGAAGGAAGATCAACGAGAGACGAGAACCGCTTTGATAAACAACGCGGTGTTGTAGCACCACAACAATAAAAATGCTAGAAAACAAACACATTGCACTGGTTGCTATGGGGCAGAGCCAACTGGATTTTCACATGAGCCTTTCTCATAGTCAGGAGTACGATGAGGTTTGGGGCATTAATTCTATGTGCGCAGTTACTAAGTGTGATCGCGTGTTTATAATGGATCCT